CGTCGAACGAATTCATCCCCCGCCTGTGGCGCATGGCCGATCACGCACTGGACTGCCTTGTTCGTGGCGCCGACTACCAATTCGGCGCGAACGGGTGTATCGTGGTTGAAGGCAATGGCATCCGCCTACCGTCGGGCCGCATGCTGCGCTACCCCGGGCTGGAGAAAGTGGGTAGGGGAGAGTACAGTTACATGAACCGACGCAAGCGGGTGAATGTGTACGGTGCCAAGGTGGTTGAAAACATCTGCCAGTCGCTGGCTGGCAGCGTATGCGGGGATGCGTGGTTGCGCTTGCGCGGGCATGTGCGTGTCGTGATGCAGGTACACGACGAGCTCGTTACCGTGGGCCACGAGTCGCTGCGAGCCGAGACGGAAGCGCGGGTGAAGGCTGCCATGTCCGCGCCCGTACCGTGGTTGCCGTCACTGCCGGTGGCCTGCAGCGTCGGTTCGGATGTGCGTTACGGAGACGTCGAGAAGTGAGCCGCCCATTCAGTTGGTCGTACACGTCGCTGCAGCAGTACCGTACATGTCCTAGGCAGTATCAGGAGATACGTGTACTGCGTAACTTCCGTGAGGAAAAGAACGAGGCGGCGCTATGGGGAGATCGGGTGCACGAAGCCATCGCCCACGCCCTGCAGAACAACGCTCCGCTGCCTGAGAACATGTCGGTGTACGAGCCGATCCTGCATCCGTTCCGGTCGCTGACCGGCACGCTCTCGGTGGAGAATAAGCTGGCGATCACCGAGCAGATGCAGCCGTGCGAATTCTTCGCGTCTGATGCATGGTGCCGGGCCATCGTGGATGCATTGTGGATACGTGAGGCTGTTGCCAAGGCGGTTGATTGGAAGACCGGCAAGCGCAAACTCAGCTCAGATCAACTCAGGTTGTTCGCGCTGATGGTGTTCCTCACCTACCCACAGGTGAACGAGGTACGCACGATGTTCGTGTGGCTCAAGACCGGGCAGGTGGATCGGGAAGATTTCATGCGGCACCAGATCCCCACGTTGTGGGAAAGTTTCTTTCTCGATCTCGCGCGGCTCAAGAGCTCGTTGGAAACCAATACGTGGGCCCCTCGCACGTCGGGCCTATGCTCGCAGTGGTGCCCGGTCACGACGTGCCAATTCAACGGAAAGCGGAGGAACTGGTAAGTGAGCAAACTGGTGATCGTCACACTGGAGTATGGAGAGGCACGCGAGTTGATGAAGGTGCTGAACACGCACACCACCCCGACTGCCCCGGCGCAGCAGACGCAATTGCGGGAAGGTATGCGCAAGCTGCAGCAGCAGATGTTGCGAGTGAACCCACTGGAGAAGAAAGCATGAGCAGCATGCGCACACCTACCAACGTAGTCGGGCAGCGGGTCGCGCTCGATACCTACGAATTGCAAACGGGCCACCCTACCAACGACGCATTCCGTTCGTGGCGCCTGCTGCTGATCCTGCGCTCCCGCATTCGCAAGACGGACGTGTGGCGGGGGCTCGCTCCCGACCTGCGCGATGCAATCAACTACGTGCTCGATGGTGAGAACGCAACCCAAGGAGAGGACGCATGAACTGGTTCAAGAGACTGCTGTGCAAGTGGTTCAAGATCAACTGCCCCACCCCGCCGCCCGACGTGCCCATCGTCCCCTGCCGCCCCGGCCTGTTGTTCGGGTACTTCGGCGTGCAGGACGGACAGATGCCGGAAGTCGGCGACCACACCAACATTGCCATGATCGGCTCGTGGGGGGACTGGACGTCGCCGGAAGGGCGGGCTGCACTCACCGACACCATGGTGCGGTACGCACACGAAGCACTGGCGGCGGGGGTCGACCGGATCATGTTCACGGTCGACTGGTGCCTGTTCACGCAGACCAACCCACGCAAGCTACTGCCCGAGCAAACGGCAGTGAGCCGCTTGGTGGCGTTCTTCGACCGCTTGCGAACCGAAGGGCTCGATACCCACGCCTTCGCTTGGTACTTGGTGGATGAACCCAACATCCCCGAAGTGAACTTGAGCGAGCAACAGATGACGTCGGCCATCGCCACGTTCCGTGGCGTTGCCAACAGCGCGCAGTTCCCGTCGCTCAACAACCTGCCGATCGGCGTGATCTACGGCGGTACGCACTCCGGTCGCCCGGGCATCCACTCGATCGATTGGGCGGGCATCGACAACTACGGTGCGCCGATCTTCACTAACGGCGAGTACGACGCGCTCGTGGCCCAGCTGGTCCCGGGGCAGCACACCATTCTCGTGCCCGGCGGCAACGATCCGTGGCGGGAAGACCCGGTACCGTTCTACAACTACGCACAGACCGATCCGTGGGCGCTCATGATCATGCCGTTCAAGTGGTTCGGCAACGACGGCATCGGGCAGAACGGCATGGCCCCGCAGTACCGCACAGTGGGGCAGCTGGTGAAGACAGCGACACCATAACCAACCTAGGAGAAGACCATGAGCATCGAGACACGGTGGGTGTCTCGCAAGTCCGTTGTTGAGCTAGCCAACCTGCAGAAGCACACATCCCTCGGCATCAGCACGGTGGTGCGGGCGTGCATCGACGCGTACCGACTGTTCGACGCAATCGAGTCGGCGATCACAGACGGCAGATACGATGCTGCGCGAGAGGCGCTGACCAAGATCGACCAGAGCAAGTGGATGCCGAAGGAAACGGTGCAGGCACTGGTGCATGCGCAACACGACCGAACGGTGCACGACCCGTTCACCAACACGGTGATCGCTGCGTACAAGCAGCACCACGCCGCCACCGTCCTCGCTAACGAGTTCACGCCTGACGTGTTCGACAAGATCCGGTTGCAGCACGAGCGGTATCGGCAGGCGCAGACGGCAGCAGTCGAGATTAACGCATACTAGGGAGAAACACCATGAGTGACTGGGTTGAGATTCACCCAACACCCCCGTGCCGGCACATTTGGGAGTTGATGAAGATCGAAGAAAAGGTAGTGGACCCGCGCGCGACACTGCGTCGGTACACTCACCGCTGCCCCCGGTGTGGGCGCGAGAAAATCACGGTGCGCCGCGTGAATGGGAGGGACGAATGACCCGCCCCGGCCCACTCGACCATCAACAGCCGTGCATCGAACGCGGATGCCCGAACCCGTCGCTTATGCCAGAGTCGGAATACTGCGCATATCACGCGCGACGCCAACCGCCAGCGGTGACGGATAGCCCGGCTGCCGACCCTATCGCGGACTTGTGCGCGAGGCTGCGTGACGAGTACGAGGGGTGCCCGTCGCCTGTGACAACTGCTCGCGTAGCCACGTTGCGCGAAGCAGCCGACGCCCTCGAACGCCTGCGGGCCGAGCGGGACTGCTTAAAACATGAACTAGCAGAGGTACGCAGCGTATTGCAGGTAACGATTGCTGCGCGCAACACCTACATGGCCGAGCGGGACACGCTCGCCGCCATCGTGCGCGCGTCGATGAAGGAGGAAGCGTGACTATCCAGATCGAGCACAAGACGACCAGCGCCGTGTTGTACGAGTGCAACGCGCCGGATTTACGCGCGGCATTGGAACAAGCCGTGCGTGAAAAGGCGTCGCTGGCCGGGGCGTCGCTGGCCGGGGCGTGGCTGGCCGGGGCGTCGCTGGCCGGGGCGCAGCTGGACGGGGCGTGGCTGACCGGGGCGTGGCTGGACGGGGCGCGGCTGAACGGGGCGCGGCTGAACGGGGCGCGGCTGGACGGGACGTCGCTGGCCGGGGCGCGGCTGGACGGGGCGTCGCTGGACGAGGCGCGGCTGGTCGGGGCGTCGCTGAACGGGGCGCGGCTGGTCGGGGCGTCGCTGAACGGAGCGTTGCTGGCCGGGGCGCGGCTGGACGGGGCGAAACTCAAAGACGCGACGATTTCCGGCGACAACGCGAGCGTGCAGATCGGCCCGATAGGCTCGCGCCGCGCGACGCTAATCGCTTTCCGTACCGACAAGGGGCTGCGCCTGCAAACCGGCTGTTTCTACGGCGACGCGGATACGTTTCTCGCGCGCGTCATGGAAACACACGGCACGAATCAGCACGCGACGAACTACCGCAACGCGTTGGAGCTCGCAGCGTCGATGCTAGGGTGCGACAAGTGACCGCCCCCAACCTTGACGCCCTCGCGGCGCTGCTCGCCAAGGCGACGCCGGGGCATCACCCGTTGTCTACTGCGGAGTCCGCCGCGCACCACATGGCGAACGCCAAGGATGAAATTGTGCGCGCCCTGCCCGCCCTGCTCGCGTATGTGCGGGAGTTGGAATCACTGGTCGAGCGCATGGCGCGCTCTGACTCAAACGTTGCTATCGCCATGCGCGAGCGTTGCGCGCAGGCATGCGACAGGCTCGGCACCTTCGACGGACGAAGCCTAGCCGCAAAGATCCGGGCGCTGGAGCCGAAATGACCCCCGAAGGCAAGGTCAAAGCCAAGGTGAAAGCGGTGCTCAAGCGCTACCCCAAGGTGTGGTACTTCATGCCGGTGAGCGGCGGCTATGGCAAAGCCGGGGTGCCTGACTTTGTATGCTGCCTGCGTGGCCAGTTCCTTGGTATCGAGTGTAAAGCGAAGGGTGGGCAACTGACACACCTACAGGCGCAGTGCCACCTCGAAATGACCAAGGCTGGCGGCATCGTATTCGTAGTCAACGAACACAACATCGAAATGCTGGGGCGGCAATTGGAAGCTCTAGGCGCGGACTGACATGAAGCTACTCGCTGACAACCGTGTTCAGATCAAGGTGCGCAACCCGCAACAAGTGTTGCACCTGATTCCGCACGCAGAGCAACACGCTGACCCGCATACGCTCATCGTGCCGCACGGGCTTGAGGAGGTGAAGATCCTGCGCAACCTCGGGGTCAAGGTGCCCGCCCCTATCCTGCACCAGTACGACTGGCCGGGGTCGTTCACACCGTTCGCTCACCAACGCGATGCGGCGGCGTTCATGACCATGTACCAGCGATGCTTCGTGCTGCTGGATATGGGGCTGGGCAAGTCGATGGCAGCGCTGTGGGCCGCTGACTGGATGATGCGCAACGACATCATCCGCCGTGTACTGATCCTGTCTACGCTGTCGTGTCTCGACGCCACGTGGTACCGAGAAATCTTCCGCAACCTCATGCATCGCACGTCGATCGTGATGCACGGCACCAAGCAACAACGAATGGCGGCGCTAACGGAGGATGTGGACTTCTTCATCATGAACCACCACGGCATGCTGGTCATGAAGAACGAGTTGCCGAAGCGCAACGATATTGATCTCGTCATTGTCGACGAGGCGTCGATGATGCGCAACGCCAAGACCGAGATTTACAAAGCGCTGCAACGGTACATCCAGCCGCGGCACCGGCTCTGGCTGCTCACCGGCAAGCCATGTCCGAACGGCCCGCTGGATGCGTGGGGGTTGGCGCGCATGGTGTCTCCGTCCCGAGTGCCACAGTTCTACACCCGCTGGCGTGACGAGACGATGCATCAAGTGTCGCGCTTCAAGTGGGTGCCGAAGCCCTCGGCCGTAGCCCGTATGTACGATGCGCTGCAACCGGCGATTCGCTACGCCAAAGCCGACTGTCTCGATCTACCACCGACAATCTACCTCGACCGGAAGACGGAACTGACCGAGCTGCAGGAGCGCTACTTCCAGATGATGCGCACTCGCCTCGTACTGTGGGCCGCCGAGCACAAGGTGACCGCCGCCAATGCAGCGATCCTGCTGGGCAAGCTGCTGCAGATTTGCGCGGGGGCCATGCGCACCGACGACGAGCAGTACGTGGGGATCGACGCCAGTACCCGGCTCGGTGTCCTGAAAGAGCTGGTCGACCAGTCGGAAGCCAAGAGCATCGTGTTCGTGCCGTACACTGGCGCGTTGCGGCAGGTGGCCGACTTCCTGCGCACCACCTATGGGGTATCCGAGGTGGAGGTGATCGACGGCAGCACCAGCCGGGCGCAACGAGCGGATATCCTGAAGGCGTTTCAGGACACGCCCAAGCCGCAGATCCTGCTGGCGCACCCCCGGGTGGCGGCGCACGGGCTCAACCTTACGGCTGCGGCGACCACCGTCTGGTTCTCGCCTATCCATTCGCTGGACATCTACGATCAGGCCAACGAACGGATGATCCGTCCGGGGCAGACACGCACCACGACGATCGCTCACATCGGGGCCACGTCGTTGGAATGGAAAGTGTATGACGTCCTGCGCAAGCGCGGGGCGGCACAAGAGGAGTTTCTGGAGTTGTTCAAGCAGGAGTTGCAGTTGTAGTTGTATCGTGTTACACTCACATCTACAGTGGGAGGTAGACCATGGCAACCAAAGTAACGACCGTGGAGCAGGCGGCACGGCTGTATCGCAAGATCGAAGCCCGTCTGGAGGAGAAGCAGCAAGCGTTTGACCGGGAGTGCGCGAAGGACAAGGAAGCGCTCGCCCAACTCGAGCTCGGCATGATGCAGATGCTGCGTGCTACCGGTGCGCAGTCGATGAACATCCCGGGCATCGCCGAAGTGAAGATCGTCAACAAGCGCGTATACGGCTGCGCTGACTGGGATCTGTTCTACACGTGGCTGGTGAAGAACGACCACCCGGAACTGCTGCAGAAGCGCATTCACGAGGCCAACATGGACGCGTGGATCAGCGACAACGGGGGTGCTGAATTGCCCCCGGCCGTCAACGTGCACACCCAAGCCGTCCTCAAAGTCCTGAAAGGAAAAGCAGCATGACCACCAACATCCAACTGTTCGATCAGCCCGTTCAACTCCCGACGTTTCTGCAGACCAGCGAGAAAGCCAAGGCTCTCGCAGCGCAGGTGGACGGGGGGCTTGCCGGGCGCAGCATCAACCGCATCAGCCTGCGCAACGGCAAGTTCCGTTTCAACAAGGGGGGTACGCAGGTGGGCGTTTCGCCGAACCCGACCCTCGACGTCATCGTCATCGCCGCCAATCCGAACGTCGGCCGCATCTATTACGAAGCGGCGTTCGACCCGGACGAGGCAGGCACCAAGCCCGACTGCTACTCGCTCGACGGCAAGACGCCCGCAGCCGACGCCGCGGACCCGCAGCATGCATCGTGCGCGTTGTGCCCGCAGAACGTGGCAGGCAGCGCCAAGAACGGCAAGGGCAAGGCGTGCGCGTACAAGAAGCGTGTGGTGGTGGTAGCACCCAACGACATCCCGGGTGATGCCTACGCGATCGACGTGGCGGCGATGGGGCTGTTCGGTGACGACGAGCCGACGCAGAAGCTGTTCAACCTCAAGTCCTACATCGAAGCGCTGAAAGCGAACGGGCTGATCGTGCCCGCCGTCATCACCCGCCTGTCGTTCGACGACGAGTCGACGGTGCCCAAGCTGTTCTTCACCCCGGTGCGACCGGTCACGCTGCAGGAGTGGCAGCAGATCGAGCGGCGTGTGGAGATGGAGGATGTGAAGGCGATGTTGGATGATGTGCAGCTGGCATCCGAAGCGGGCAAGCCGGTGGCGAAAGACCCCCCGGCCCCGGCGATCCCTGCGCCTGCGCCCGCCCCCGCCCCTGCCCCTGCCCCTGCGGCAGCCGAAGCCCCGAAGCGTCGGGGGCGCAAGCCCGCCGCTGAGACGCCCCCTGCGCCTGCCCCCGCGCCTACGGCAGCGCCGCCCGCGGCTCCGGGTGGGTTCGGCTTCGCGGCACCTGCCCCAGCGGCGTCCACCCCGGCAGCGCCCACCCCGACGGTGCCCGCCCCCGTGGCTGGCGGCTTCACGGTCGATCTGGACGGGTTCGACGACTAGGAGACGCTCATGGGCACGCTGAACGACGAAGACGACGCGCTCGATTCTGTCGGCATCGGGCCGATCGAGACGGGCGTGCCGCTTCCGCGCAAGCATGGGTTCCTCGGGCGGCTGCGTCTCACGTTGGAGCGGCTGGAAGTGGGCAACTCCGTGCAGTTGTTGAATGTGACATTCAAGCAGGAGAAGTACATCCGGGCACGCGTCCCGTCGCTTGGCGCGTCGATGAGTGCCAAGTATTCGGTACGCGTCGCGGACGGGGCGCGCGACCGCAGTGGCAAACGCAGCTTGCGCATCCATCGCATCGAGTAGTACCCTCGGGGGAGCTGTATCGCAGGCTCCCCCACTCTTTTTCCTCGGGATGAGGCACCAGTGCAACCGGCTGACTTTCTTTCGATGGTGCTGCCGCGCCACGGCACGCGCGTGCTTGTTGAGTTTACAGCGAAGGGCCCACGCAACCACACCTACGACGAAGCAACGAGCTTCGAGGAAATTGCGCACGACGCGCAGCAGATCGACAGCACCGGCAACACTGTGTACATGGCGCTCGCCGGGTACACCCCCGAGACAGTATCCCGATTCAAAGGCCGAACGCAGGACAACGCGCAGTGGTTTCGCGCGTTGTGGATCGACATCGACGTCGGAGAAAAGAAGGATTACCACTCGAGAAAGGATGCCGCCCATGCGGTACTTACTAGGCTTGTAGGGGATACGGGGGATCTCCCCGTTCCTTTGTTGATTAGTAGCGGGAACGGGCTGCACGTCTACTGGGCTCTGGATCAGGACATCGATCTATCCCAGTGGCGTGCAGCGTCCTCCGCACTGCACGATCTGGCTATCAAGCGGGGCCTGCGATTCGATACCCGCTGCACCACCGATGCGGCCCGCATTCTGCGTCCCGTGGGCACGCACAACTACAAGACGACGCCGCCGCGGGAGGTGAAGGTGCTGCACATAAGCCCCGCCGTGGCGCTCACCGCGTTCCAGAAATTCATCCTCACCCAACCTGCAGCTGCAGCGACCCCAGTCAACGGGAAGCACCATGACGCATTCGGGTTGTCGTCGATTGATTCGCTCAAGCCCGAAGACTTCAGTGCCAAGAAGATCATCGCCGGGTGCCAGCAGTTTCAGTGGGCGTACATCAACCAGTCAGAAGTGAAGGAGCCAATGTGGCGCGCGATGATCGGCACACTGTACCGGACAGACAAGCCGAGTGCGATTCACAAGTTTTCCGCCCAGCACCCCACGTATACGTACGACGAGTGCGAGGAAAAGGCCAAGGCGTGGAGTGGCGGGGGGGTCACCTGCGCTACGCTGGAGAGTCTAAGACCGGGTGGGTGCGCTGGGTGTCCGAAGTATGGGGAGATCAAATCACCGTCATGGTTTGGCGTGAAGACGCCAGCACCGCTGCCCCCGACGACAGTTACACCCGAGACAGGGCTGCCAAAGAACTGGCTGTTGCATGGCGGGGTTTTGTGCATGCAGTCCGACGATGGGCCGCAGTTGCTGTACGACGGTGATATCGCATTCGGTGATCCCTACAAAGACTTCGATCCGTTCTCCAAGAATATGAACCTAGTGGTGCCTATCCACGCCACGACCAAGGCGGGGCACCACCACGAGCTGCATCTCAACATGTCGGATGTAGCGTCACCCACGGATCTCAAGCGAGCGTTCTACGCTACCGGGATCGTGCCCGACAGCCACACCGAGAAGGAGTTCCTGAACGGTATGCGTGCGTGGATCCAGAAAGTCGCTGCCGAACGCAGCGTGACCAAGACGGTGCGCCAGATGGGGTGGCAGACGCACGACGCCAACGACACGAAGGCTACGTTCGTGATCGGCGGCACGGCGTACGAGGCGGGCGGCACCATCAGCGAAGTGCACCTCGCCAAGAACGACGCCATAGCCCGGCACATGAAGCAGCACGGAACGCTGGCTGAGTGGAAGCGGGCCGTGAACATGTACATGCAACCGGAGTACGCAGCGTACGCTCCGATGTCGTGGCTGATGTTCGGCTCACCACTGGCGCGGCTGTTCGGAATGGGCATGCCGATCGCCCACTTCATCTCGCAGGGCAGCGGCCATGGCAAGACCGGGGTGCAGGAACTGCTGTTGTCCGCGGCGGGGGATCCGCGTGATCCCAACGCCAAGTGGCATGGCAACGCCACGCTGCCGTCGATCTACGCGTACCTCACCACGATGAACGGCAACATCGCCGTGTTCGATGAAACGTCCACGCTGCACCCCGATGTGGTCGACCGGCTGATGTACGAGATGACACTGGGCTCCGGGCGCAAGGTGATGCAGGGTGCGTCGGGCATCACACGCGACAACCCACCGATATCCGGCATCTTCTGCACGTCGGGTAACGTGTCGATGCAGCAGCTTGCCATGGCGAAGAAATCCTCGACGTCGGCGCAGATCGCACGGGTGTTCGAGTTCAACATTCGTCGCCCTGACCTACCGCCGCAGCGCGTTACGGCCGACGCCGAGGTGTTCCAGCTGGTGTACTCGAACTACGGGCACGCCATGCCCATCTTCATTCGCCACGTGGTCGACAACCAAGCAGCTGTCAAGGCCATGCTGGGGCAGGTGCACACGAAGCTGCTGGCGAGATTCGGGTCCAACAACGAGGAACGGTTCTGGCGCGGGCTGTTGACGGTCAGCATTACCGGAGCGCTGATCGCCCGGCAACTGGGCTTGATCGACCACGATGTGAACGCCTTGCTGCCCGCCGCGTTCGCCCACTACGAGCACCAACGGGGCACACTCAAGGAACAGCACATCGTCGCCGCGCACTGGATCTCGCAATTTATTCAAGACGTGCTGCCCAACATTCTGCACGTCGATACCAACGTACCGCAGAAACAACTACCCGGTGCGTTCTGCACGGTCATTCGTGGGCCGTCACCTCATGTACCTGTAAGGGGGCGGTACGTTGCGGACGTAAGGCAGCTCGCTGTTGACCAGCGATTTCTACAAGTGTATTGTACCGAACGCGGTATCGACTTGCGCTCCCGGCTGTGGGAAGCGCAGCAGAATGGGGCGCTCGTATCCGCAGGCATGCGGTGCAACCTCACAGCTCGAGCGCGCAACTACATGCCAGTACGGGCTACATGTGTCGTGTTTGATCTGACCAAGATTCGGGAAGCGGAGCTTCTGATGGAGGGCACCAATGGCAGCCAATGATGTACAGGTGGGTGGAGAGCATTACCGTGGGCAGGTGCTGCAACCATGGGATGCCATCGCAGCGTGGAACCTCGGATTTTTCGAGGGCAACATCGTGAAGTACGTCGTTCGCTGGCGTGTGAAGAACGGAGTCGAGGATCTCAAGAAGGCACGGCACTACCTCGACAAACTGATCGAACTGCAGGAACCGCCAGTGCTTACCGATACGGTCAGTACACATCATGAATGACGAGTTTGAGAGGGCGCGCGTCGGCGCACATGTGTGGTACTGGGTGCAGTTGGCCATCTGGCCGTTCATCCGCAGTTCTGGCGGGTGCGTGTATTGCGTTTTCCTGCGCGGCATGCTGCTTGGCATTGCGCTGACGCTGATTGGAGGTGGGATATGGCAGATGATGTAGGCCCGGAACAAGTCGAGCTCGAAGTGCTCGACGAGAACACCCGGCAGATCAAGGAGTACCACGAGGCGATGCACAAGTTGTTCCTCGGATCGGATGACGTGACCGTCGCGCGCTCCGTGGCGAGCTTCATGGGGTGTGTGATGGTGCACACCGATACTCGCGGTTTGATCGGCGGGTTCGTCAATGAGATCCTGCAGTACGCACATCTGGCGTCAGTCGTTCAGGACGAGCGCGCCAACAATCCAAAAGGAGCCGCACAGTGACTACCAAGAAAGTGGTGAAGAAGCGCAAGAGCCAGATCAACATCTGGAAATCACGGAAGGACGGCAAGTTCTACTTCCACATGGTGTCGTCCAACGGCAAGATCGTGCTGCCCGCCGGTCAGGGGTACAGCCGTCGAGTCGATCTCGTGAAGACGCTGAACGCGGTGATCGACATCTTCCGTGAGGGCCGCCTCGTCATTTTCGACGAAACGAAATGACGACTGCCGAAGCGCTCGAGAAGTTTTACGCCGCACTCGAGACGGCAAAAGCAGTCAACGGCCACGTCGTTGTGACGACCGCCGTTGGCGAAGCGATCAAGCAACTCATCCAAGACAAGGAGACGAAGCAATGACCCAAAGATTTGACGCCAGTCTCAACTGCGATCACGCTACCCTGCTGTCCCGCGTCGTGGGGCAGATGCAGGCTGGCGTGCCCTACACACCGTCACCCGACGATCTGAACGCCTTGGGCGATCTGGCCGGGGCGATCAATTACTGGGCGCAACAGCCGGGCGCATGCGGAAGCCCGCCCAACGTGTTGGTCGAACCCGAGATCCAAGCGCAGGACTACGACCGCAAGACGTTCGCTCCGTCCCCACCGAACCAGATCGTCGCATTTCCATTTCGCATCCCGCATGGGCCGTTTCCGGGGCCCAACGGGCCGCTGATGTACATGAGCGCGGCAGAGTTCGGTGGCAGTCCGTGGCTACGGCGGTTGTCCGTCAGCGCACAGCCGGGGGACATGTCAGGCTCGCATACCAGTGACGGCAAGCAAGTCACGGTGTATCTGAAAGCCGGGATCGACTATCCCGAAGGTACGCTGTTGTATGCCAACCTTCAGATCACCGACGCAGGGGCGCAACCCGGAACCGGTAGTTCCGGGTTCAGCATCGTCTGGCCCCAACAGTAAGTTGCTGGTCCCGCAGGTGCGTTCGGATGGCGTCGTAGTCATGGACGCCACTTCTCCCAAAGGGTGCCCAAGGGTGCACTCGAAGCGCATCAACCCGAGTTCACACCTTCATGTAGACGATCCACGTGTTCTCGACATGCACGAGCGGCCACCTGTCTCGTGCAAACTTCTCGTCGAGAACCGCCTTCACATCCACCGTCCCGAGATCGTGGTAGTCGTGCCATACGACAATCCCGTCCGGGCGCGTCACCTGCAGTGCCAGCATGGTGTCATGCAGCACACCTTCCCGGCTGTGATCGCCGTCGATGAACACGGCGTCAGCTGCGGACAGGTCGGTTGCCGCCAAGCTGGCACTCCCCTTCTCCGGTAGCAGCAGGCGGAAGCGCGGATCATCGCGCACCATCATGCCCGGCTCCTCGGGCACCTCCTGCCGTTGCACCGTCTTAGCCGTCACGAACCCGAACGGCACATCCACCCCCTCGTAGCGCGTCACCGACGGTACGTAGTCGAGAATCGCCCGAGCTGTGCGCCCCACATTCACCCCGAATTCGAGCACGTTACGTGGCTGCACTTTGAGCAGCAGCGCAATCAGCACCTCCAGCTCGAATGGGTTCATGAACCGCTTCGGATATCGTGTCCAGTCGATCGCAGGCAGATCGAACGCGGTCTTGTTCACGGTTGGTAGCGCGGGTATCGTAGGCCGCGATTGCGCTTGCCGCAAAGGATGTCGCGCGTGCCGTAGCTTCGTTGACATCAATGGTCTTGTCACAGGCATGATTGGGATTGAAACAGTCACAGGGGTGAATAGGATCGATACCAAGGGTGGGAGCCAAATGCGCGCCGCCTTGGATCGTACGTGAGCTCTCACGCCCACCGAACACCGTGATGCTATGAGTGCCGACAGCCTGCGCCAGCAGAGGGGCAAACCCCGCCGACGCGTACACCAAGGCTGCGCGCTGGAACAGCGCAGCCAGCAACTCGAAGGTAAGCTCCCCCCGGTGAAACTCGAGATCTGCCGTCACCGGCTCGCTCGAGATCCACTCCACCTTGGGTACTAGATCAGCCACGCTGATCAGGAAGAACTGATCTCGCACTGCCTGCAGAATCTGCGCATACGCCCGGGCGTCGGCGTTGCGTTGCGCGCAGCCCGACCATTCAGTGCGCATTATCAATGGACGGTACACGAGAACCGGGCGGTCGATCGGCGGCAGGCGTTGCTCTAGCGCAGTGTGCCATTCCGGCCGCACTGGGAGACGAAAGTCCGCAATGGCTGGGTTCAAATTCACGCGCATCAACATGGCATGCAGGATCGACCCGTAGGCCCGCACGCCATCTCCGTCGTAGCCTATTGGCAGCTGGTACACGTCGGCGGGCAGCGCCGCTAGGTCAAACTGCTGGCGCTCGCGTTGCACGTTCTTCTGCTGCGTCCGCAGACGAGTCGCGGCGGGCGCAAGTTGCAGACGGTCCCCGCGCAAATCGTGATAGATCACCGGCCACGGTGTTTGCAGAAAGACTTTGAATTGGGGCATCAGCAGGCGCACCAGAGCCCGCTGGTGGATGTTGTCTCCCATCCCCTGCATACCGACTATGCCGATGGCGTCGGTGCGCTGTCGTACCGGTCGCAACGATCGGTCGATTGGGCGATGAGCTCGTTGAGGTTGCCGGTTGGGAAGCATGTGAGCGCCGATCTGGTGCTGCAATTGTGCACGATAACCCCGTCCGCGGCGAGGTCGGCGGCAATCAGGTTGAACCCGGAGCGCCAGCGATCGAACGGCATTTGCTGGTTGAGCACCCCGGCGTGGTCGCCGTGCCAGTGCGACAAGCCATTCACCTTGCCCATGTCGTATCCGACCAGCAGCACCCGGCGTGCGCCGAACAGGTACGCCAGATTGAGCATCTGGTACCCGCTGTTCGACCCGGAATGTACCAGCCCGGGCGTGCGGGACAGCCCCTCGTTGGCACGCACCTGCACGAAGTTGATGGAGTCTCGGTGCGCGATGCGGCGGCTGCCGGTCCATTTCTCGCCAGAGAACGCCGCGTGCACAACTCCACCATATACTTCCCACCACTGCTCATCCCCAGCGTACAACACGTCCGCGGTGGGTATGCGTTCCCACGTGTTGTTGGTCACCAGCACCTTCCACTGGGGCCGCGCCGTGGCAATCTGGTCGATCTGGTCTTGCGTCAGGCTGGGGCCGCTGGCGACGCAGATACAGTGCGTCCAACCCCGATCGAACCGGGTGAAAGGAATGCCGCCTCGAGCGCGGGGCGCGCCTCGGCCTTTGGGTGGGCGGCGCAGTATCGTCATGGCTGCAGCATGGTCGCCAGCGTGCGGGTAGCGAGCTCGGTGTCGGGCGGCGTTGCCCGCCGATACGCGAGGTTTGTCAGGTCGGTGAAATCAGCAACCGGGATGTCGAACAGAGCGCAGGCATCAGTGCGCGAATCGATGCGCACAGCGCATACCTCGCACCCGACGCTGGCAGCCGGGATCGCCGAGTGCAACCGGAACGACAGCACACGCCCTGCCCGGGCGAATAGGTGCAGCAGTGACCGGGTGTCGCTTATAAACTCGATCTCAGGAGCGAATTTTTTTGCCCAGTTGTAGGTGACCCGATCGACCGCCACAACGCGCAAGGGACGCGCTGCTGGATGGATTCGCGGCAGCGCCCCGTAGTCTGGTATGTAGTGCATTACGATCACATCGTACTGCGGCTCTTTACGCGTCACGCCAAACGCCGAAGCAGCCCACCAGCTGGAGCAGGGCAACAGCACGGAAGGCAATCCCGCGCGTGTGTAGATCCGCTGCATAGTAGCGTCGCGGGTGATGTGCCCGGCGAACTGTTTGGCGACGTTCAGGTAATCCAGACGCCCCGGCATGTACATCAGGGCTGTCGCCATTTCGTCGACCGGTACGGGGGGTGCCACAAACGGAAACGCGCTGCCAGCCCACCCGTCGATGATGCGTACTCCATGCAAGTGCAGAGCATGTAGCCGGGACCACATCTCGTGCTCCCAAAACGCGTTGCCAGCTGACATGGAAAACCGTGGGTTCCCACACACCACCACCGCGTCACAGCACTGCTCGGCCATCTCCCACGTAGTGTCGAACGTATGCATGCTGACGTACGTGAACGTCGTATCCGGCATGGCTCGTGTAATGAGCCAGCGGATGCCCTCGGTGATCATGTGCCATCCGGGGTTTCCACACGCGCCCAGATCCGTCGGCTCCACCAACCCGACGTTCATCGCGCGCACGAGGCAAGAATTGCCGCAGCCTTGGCGATGTAGGCGTCCTGTTGCCGCACGTCAGCCGCGATCGCAGCGGCCAACTGGCGGGTGTCTGCTTTCGCGGGGTCGACCGTGGTTGGGACTGGTGGCGTCGGAATGTCAGCCGGGTTGACGCACGGACGAGCCACCACCACTTCCACCCGCTCCACCTTGGGGGGAGCCGCCACCTGCAGGCGCGGGGTTTGTTCCGGCGTGCTCGAACAGCCGATCACGAACAAGGCTGCGCAGAATGCTGTCAGCTTCTTCATAAGCTCCCTCCGTAATCGGCGGTCCCGCCGCGATTGCCACAAGCCTCTGAATCTCCTTGGTGTACCGCTTCTCCTTTGCTGCAATCTCCACGAGCGCCCGTCGCACCTTGATCTCCGCAGCCAACGCATCGGCCTTGAACTTGTCGATCGACATCTGCTGCTCGGCGGTCACATCGGTCAATCGCCGCACCTCGGCCTCGAACTGCCGATTGATCTCCATGGCTTGCTTCAGATCAGCACGCGCATTCTGCAGCTCCAGTGACTGCTTGTCGATCACTGGTTGCAGCTTGAGCGTAGCGGCGTTGTATCCTTCCTTCCAGATCGAGTGGTGGATGTACCAGACGGCACCAGCCACTGCCGCGACGATGGCTGCCACGATCGCCATCTTGATCAAAACCCCCAGCCCCCCAAACCATGTCAGCATGAGTAGATCCCCCATCCGCTATCCCGGTACCGCTTCTCCAGATCCTGCAGAATACGTCGCGGGTACCCGCGGTTCTCCTTGAACGCCCACGCCGCACGGCCAGAATTGTACTTCTCCACGTGGTCGAACCACCAGCGGGGATCCGCACCCTGCTTCTGAGCCAGCGCCACGTCGCGCTTGAGCCACCCTAGCCCCCCGTTATAGGACGATAGGACGAACGCCATGCGCTCGCAATGCGTAGCCGCATCGGGCACAGCATCGTACAACCAGCGGTCGTAGCGTACGAGCGCACGCATAGCCCAGCGTGGGTTGTATGGATCCACATCACCGAGATCCGCGTCAACCGTGGCAATCCACTTCGCAGTGGACGGCATGAACTGGGCGATACCAGCAGCCCCTACCGGGGAGCGCGCATCCGTTGCCCAGTTGGATTCCTGATGCAACTGCCCCGCGAAAGTTGCGATGGGCGCATCCAGCCCCCACACCATGTGGGACACCCGGATCAAGTCGCGCTTGTAGCGCCCGGCGTCCAGCGGGATCTGCGCAAATAGGTCGTGGATCACCACCCCCCACAACAGCAACACGATCACCACCCACAGGGCAGTACGCAGCAAGCGGATCAGGTAATAGTCCATCATGCAGCAAGTGCGAACGCGATCATGGCGCCGACAACAAACGCGGTGCGCCGGTACTTCGCATGCTGCTTCTCTGCTTCCGGCATCCCGTCGTCGATGATGTGCCCGAGGGCCCACACGTGCGTCCAGTAGCCAATCACGGCACCAAGTGTGAGGAACAACGCCTTGTAGGCGATGACTCCGATCTGCTGCGGGGCCACGTGGTAGAGCACGAGTAGCAGCCCAACGCTGACAATCCACGCGGGCCACATACGGAACACTTTGGAAAGGATCATCGCTATTTCCTGATTTGGATGTTGGTGTGCAGACGAACAAACGCCTCGAGCTCGGTGATACGTCGTTCATTGTCAGCGTCACGTTGCCGTGTCAACTCCGCATCCCGTCGCGCATCGTCACGTGTATAGCGTTCGGCCTTGAATTCCTGAATAGTGGCAACCGCGGAGTCGAGCTTGCTGCCCAGCTGCGCCAACCACCAGATACCACCACCCGTCTGAATGAGCAGCACCACCAGCACGGCCAGTGGGATCTCTTTGCCGAGGTGCCACCGCTCGTAGTGGGGGTGGATGTGGCGTCGTTCCGCCCCATCCCAATCATGACTGTCATTCATAGGGCTCTCCATAAGGTGGCCGCCGAGCGCCAAGGCGCGCTACGGGTGGTGGGAGGGACCGAAAGTGCGACCCCGGCGTCGGCGGCCAGTGACTTATTTCTTGCGCTTCTTCGCGGCGGGCTTCTTCTTGCCCTCCATCATCTCTTCCTTCTTCGTTTCCTTGCCGCCGAACGGCTTGGCTTTGCCCTTCATGAACGGATTGGCCTTGGCCATTGCAACCTCCTTCATCGCGCGGGGACCATCCGGTCCCGCAGATCGTTGTACCGCTTGATACCGGTCAGGTACATGTCGAGCTTACGCTCATTCAGTGCCTGTCGGCGCTCCGGGGTCATCAGTTTCTGACCTTTGAACAGGTTGTCGGCATCCGACTTGATCTTCTTGAGCGTGGCGGCCGACCGCGCCAGCGCCTGATCGTCCAACGACAGGGTGGAAATGCCGTGCTCCTTCGCCAGATACTCGGCACGGGTAGCCTTCGACAGCAGCTCATCGAATTGATTCTGGTCCGCAAACTGCGTGGCGTTGGCTGCGAACCGACGGGTCCACGGATTCGGCTCGTCGCCGACATACTTGGAATCACGACCGACGATGGTGTCACGGAGCACACCATACAGTTCCGAGGTGGGGTTGAAGAAATCATTGAACAGGCGCAACTGCTGCGGAGCGAGATCCACGGCACCTCCGGTAGCTGTATTCAGCCCCTTCGCCACGTTGACCGCCAGCTTATCCTCGGCCGGTCCGCCCATCTCATGCCGCGGCTGCCCGCGCGCCAGTTTCTCTTTCATGCCCGGCACTACTTCGCTGCCGAATGTATTCTTGTTGGTGTTGTAGGCGATCATGGGCTGCGCAATAGACGGCATCATTGCCCGGAACGCGAAATCGATGACGTCAGCGCGATGCCCGAGAACGTCCTGCTGCGGCACGTTGCCCATCCACACATTGTTGAGCGATGCAGTGAGGATGCGCGACGCGACTTCGGATGGGCGGCGCCCCGCCATACCTTCGGCCAGTGCGTTGCCAAGCACGTAGAAGGGCGCGATCTCCTGCGGGATCGGCACGCCCCACGCCCCCTCTTTCCACACGATCATCGCATCCTTGCGGTAATCGGGAATCTTGAAATACTTGGACAGGCCGTCCTTGTCCTCGTCGCTCAGTTTCACGCCCAGCGCCCCGGCAATGGCACCCAGCGCGACAATCCCAAGCAGGCCAAATACCGCCTTTCCTGTGCCCGCCCGCTGCGCGGTTTCGTACAACGCACGCAGCCCCTGCAACTTGGCGTTGCCGAAGATCCAGTAGTTCGACGGATTGATCAGGCCCCGATTCTCGAAGTTGATCGACGCCGTCTTGGCTGCGAACGCTGCCTCCTGTTGCGACATACCGCTGTCCAGTGCCGCCTTGTACACCGCGTAGCGGGGCACCGTCTCGGAGATCTGCGCAACGACGGACAACGCATCGAATACCTTGCTAGCCACTCGCTTCTGTCGTGCACGAGCACGCTCCGCACCGCGCTTCAAGCCGCCCGGCGACGTCAGGTTGACCGGGCCGAACATGCTGTCGATGTCACGTGAAATCTCGTCGACCCCGCCGAGGAACGCCCGATGCGTGATGAACGCGCCCTCCTCAGCCGCGGTGCCGATCCGTCCCGTTACTTCTCGCCCGACCAGATCCTGTCCAATCGCCGTCAAGGCCGACGTCCACGTCTCGGGACTCAGCAACGCCATGTTGAACCGCAGGCGAGACACGCCCGGCGGCATGTTGATGTTGGCTGCCAGCACGTCGCGGATGCCGTTGAACAGTGGGAACGTTGGATTGAGCGACGTCTTGCCGATCGCAATGAGGTGGGTCACCCGCGCCCACAGTGCCAGTGCGTAAGTCAGTATTGTCTGCCGTTGCTCGCCCTTGTATGGATGCAGGGCCTCGAGCAGTGTCGGATCGTGGATCGTCAGCCGGGTGCGCTGGCCGTTCTCGTAGATGTCGATCGAGTTGTCGTCAAAGACGTGCGTGTCGGTGCCTTCGTTCAGCGTGTTGGTGACCGGATCGAACCACACCCGCTGCGTAGCTCCCATCTGGAGCGGCACCCGGGTACCCCCGTCCGTCTGCTCAAGCAGCTGGTTCTGTCGCACCAGATTGGCAACCTCGACCCGCAGCGCATTCTGCTCCCCGCGCGCAATGGCGAGGTACGCCTGCTCCACCATGCGCGAGAACGGCCGATCGCTGGTTGCCGAGGCACCGGTTGCCGCCCTGTTCAGCGCAGTGCGGTCGCCGGTTTGCAGCGGCACGTACCAGTCGTAGGCGTCCTTGATATCCTGCGCCGTCTGCAAGTCGATCAGCCCGTACGCGGCCATCATGTCGACCGTGTTGTCCGTCATCGCTTTGATCTTGGGCGACAGATCCTGCTTGATCGTGCGCAGCAGTTGCGGGTTGGTGGTGTTGAGCTGACGCAGGAACGCCTGCGCGGCCCGCTCCTTCCGGTTCAGGTCAGCGAGCTTGTTCTGCATCGCCTGCTGCGTCGACCACTGCCCACGCTGCACCTGCCGGATCTTGTGCGGCATCCGCTCGGTGACGTGCAGGTTGGCGAGAATCTCCTCGATCTCGCTTTGCGTACGGTTGAAGCGACGCGCCACGTCATCGGCAGCCTTCACCGCGGGCTGGATGTACTGCCGCTTCACCTTGTCATACTTGGCCTTGACCCGGGAGTTGCGCAGCGTAGCCTGCACATCAATCCGCTGCGCAGCCGGGGTTCCGGCCCGTCGCTGCGCTTCGCCGATCTGCTTGAGCGTAGCCTCCGTATCCTGCAGGAGCAACCGCGCCCAGTTGGCTGCGCTGTAGGTCACGGGCGTCGGGGCCCCACCCGCGCGCAGGGTGTTGCCACCCCTAGGCGGTGCCGGGCGTCGTCCCTGCGCAGCGATGTACTGCTGTGCCTGCGCCCTCGACAACTGCTTGACCACCCGGGCCCGAGGGTCGGTGCGCACGTCGGAGTCGGACTCGAAGTACGTCCACGTGCCATCCTTCTGCTCGTACGCCATGGCGCGCAGGTTGCCGTCGGCGTCCCAGCCAGCGAGCTTGCTGGCAGTATTCGACGGTTGCTGGTTCGTCCGTCCCGCCGTCGGAGGAATCACCCGCGAGCCAGCGTTGCGGATGGTTCGCTCCACCTGCTCTCGAGTCAGCCTTACAACCTTGGTTTGCGGATCGCCCCGCGGCTCCTGCGGCGTCGTCTGATACAGCGTGTACTCATCGACCCCCGGCTTCTTCTGGTAGGCGATGAACGACCGCTGCCCACCCGCGTTGGTCCCGATGATGGCGGTCGACGGTGCACGGGGGATCGGCGCTGCGGGCGGCGGTACGGCTGCGAGGGAGTCAGCGTGACCAGAGACACCGCCCAATGGCAACGCGTGCACGGGAATTCCGTACTGCCGGTACGCACGCAACGCCGCGGCGGGGGAGACAGGCTCTTGCGGCTGCATCCCCGCTAGGCGGTCACCTTCCTTCGACAGCCGGTTCGATTCTCGATACAACTCCAACGCGCGATCGAAGAACTCCCCGTACGTCGCTCGCAACTTGGCTTGTTCCGCCTGCACGTTCTCCGCAGACATCAACCGCCGCATCCCGTACGCACGGTAGAACGCAGTGTCGAGACTTCCCGGCGGCACCCCCACGGTCTTCTCGATGCGCTCGATTGCTTGCTCTGATTGCTCGTACTTCGCGGTCCACTCGTCAAGCAACTTGTCGATCTGCGCCTGCGTACGCCCGGGGCGCGCAATCAACGACGTGTCCTTGATGATGGCAACAGGCTTCGCGCCTGCGCGAGCAGCGGTAGAGTCTGCCTGATAGCCTTTGCCGACAGGCGCCACGTCTTCCGCGCGAAACACGAGGATCGTACCGCCCTCGTCCTCGAACGCCTGCCCGTCGCGCGTGGTGCTCAGGTTGCTGCCACGCGCCAGTCCGTTTTGCATGATGCTGGCAATATCGGCATCGTTGCGCACGGCGTGAAATACATGCCCGGAGTTCAGGTATTTCTGTACTACGTTTGCCCGCGCATCCAACGCCCGCCAACCAGACGCCGTGATCTGCTTGCCCGACATCAACTGCGGCGCAGCTGCGAACACTTCTTCCAGCACATTGCTCATCTTCGTGTCGGGCGACACCCCAAACATCTTAAGAATCAGCACGCGCAACGCCTGCAGCACCGAGAAGTTAGGATGCTTCGGCACCGGGATCTCTGCCAGCTGCCGCTGGAAGTACGTATCGGTGAGGGCGACCGCGATGAAATCTTGTAGGTTCTTGAGTCCGTATCCGGGTCCCGGCTTGCCAGCGATCTCCGCCAGATCGGGACGTACCTGCATGACGTACGCCATCAGCTGCTCGAGCTGCGCGACTGCCTGTTTCTGCGCTACCGTCTCCGGTTCAGCGATCAGCCGCATGGTAGCGGCGTGAACCAGCTCATGCAGAATGGTGTGCAGCCCCGAGCGATCCGGATCAATCAGGATCTGGTACCGCATGCCGCCAAGAACGCCGCGCCGAAACTCGTAACGGCCGGAAGCCTTGCCACCCTCGATGGGTCCGAACTTGATCGGCGGCAACTCGAGGCCGAGATTCCGCAGTTGGCCAGCGATGAAACGTTGTAGCGGCGTGGCTGCAACCTTTTCGAGATACGCCAGCACATCGTCGGTCGAACCGAGTAGATTGACTTGATCGTCCTCAGACAACCCACGCGCATCAAGAATTCGAGAATCCTCCGACCGCGCTTCCTCCACCGCGTCCATGATCTCGCCGAGATCTTCCTCGTAAGACCGGTCGGGGTACAGCTCCTCGTACATGGCTTCGGACTCGAGCCGCGCTTCCTTGCGCATGGCTCGAGACAGGCCCTGCTTCTTTCCTTTCTTTTCCGCTTTCGCCGCAGCCTTCGCTGCTGCACGTCGCTCACGTGCCTCCAACGTACGTGCGTAACGATCAGCGCGACGATCGTCCGCATCGCGCTCCATCTCGGTTTGCGTTCGTCCTTTCAGTGGATTGCGCACCGAGTACCCGGTGTCCACGGTGCCCCGTGTTGCCGGGCGCTCCTGCATCGGGTAGCGCCCGCCGAGTCCTACCCGCGATATTCCTTGATCGCTTTGAGCAGCGTCGGGCTCTGCTGCAATAGCTGCTCCACTTCGCGCAGCAAGTTCTCGCGCAGCGTCCCGTGCAGCTTCGCTTTGGTCAACCCTTGCTTGAGCGACGCCAGCACGTAGGCCACGCCGGGATCCTTGCGCAGCTTGCGCACCACCTTCTCCAGCCGGGACAGGTCCACGGAACCCGGCGACGATGTCGGCGGTTGGGATGAGCTCGCCGGGTCGGAGCGGACGCTTGAGGGCATTGGCGGTGCGTCGGGCCCTGCGTTGCTCGACGAGCGCCGCAGCGCGTTCGCCGCGTTCGCGCCGGGTGACTTCATCGAGCGTGGCGTCGCGTCGGCGGAAGCGCGACCCCGGCGTCCCCGCTTCAAGGTATTGGGTTGAGTCGGCATTGTATTGTGTCCTTTCGCCCGGCATCAGATCCACCGGGTGCGAGTATGGAACTTCGGCTACAGGCGTAAGCGCCGTTAGCGGGAAACCGACAACGTAATGCGCCATTGCTTGCGCAACGGTAGAAACGACTTCTGTATTGTCAATGCCGAGTTCTTCGGCAATCAGACGGGCTCCGATGCTGGAATCGACGTCGCGTCGTCCACCACGCTCATTGAGGTATCGGTACTGGAGGGGGGTGATGGCGGAAGCGGTGCTGCTTCGCCCTCCAGCGGTGAGGTACCCAACACCTCCTCCACCAGTATCCGGGCCTCCTCGTCCGACAACCCCGACTCCACCGCCGCCTGCATCAGCACGCTCGCCAAGACCCCGGTTGTAGGCATCGACAGACTCCTCGAGAAGAAGCTGTGCACGCAAGCGCAGCTTCTGCAGTTTTTCACGCGACGTCGGCGTACGGACGCTCGCCCGTTCCAGAATGCGATCCAGCTGTTGAGACGCCGCGTCAAGCACCGCCTGATCGACCGGCTGCCGATCGTACTGCTCGTTCATCGCAGTGACGCGCGATTCGAGCTGCACACGCTCCCACGCCGCATCAGCCTCTTGCTCACGACGTTGTTGCCGTGCTTGCCGCATGGCGGCGAATTCATCACGAGTGGCAACGAAGTGGTCGTACCACGCCTGCTCCGCGGCCAGTCGCTCGTCGCGCGTGCGCACCCCGGTGATCTGGTTGATGACGTCGACCAGCGCGCGGTTCGGCTGCACCGTGGCAGCCTCGACGATTTGCTGCGCGTCGGGCGCGGGCAACGTCTTGGTGAGGTTGAGCAGCGCCTTGGCCATCCCCGCCGCGAACGTCAGGTCGGTCGGCTCGAGCGCGTCGATAGCCTCGGCAATCGCTTCGCGCTTCGAGTCGGCCGGGGCGTTGACGACCATGCCGATCAGTTCATCCGCCTGAATCGAGCGCGTGAAGCCGCCCGTGTTCACGCCAGCGGCGCGCAGTTCCTGCTGGATGAACTGTCGTACCTGCGCCGCATCGTCCAGATCGATCTGCGGCGTACCCGGCTCGGTCACTTCCGCCGTCGCGTGCTCTCGCCAGCCCGGCGACACGCGATCGAGCGTAGCGAACAGCGGATTGGTTTCCGCCACCGTCTGCTCGGCCTGCTGCGAAGCATCCCCGAGAATGATTGCCACCTGACTCGGCGGCGGCAGCTGCCGCTCCACAGGCAGCGGTCCCGGTAGGAGCGGAATGTCAGGCTCGCCGCCGGGCAGCTCACCTTGATCCGGCAGCACATCCGGCAGCAACGGGTTGCGTCCTCGCAGCAGGCTGTAGCCAGCGCCCGCGCTGGTAGTCACGGCAGCGGAGCCCAGCTCGCCGATCGCCTCGCCTACGATCTCGCGCCAGTCCGTGGTGTCGCCTGCTGTCTGCTGCGACAGCCACTCACCGCCCGCGGAGCCCAGCGCGTCGCTGGCGACACCGGCAGCGCCGTACCCCATCGCGCGCCCGCCACGTCCAGCCAATGCTGCCTTGCCTGCCAGTGAGCCAAGGCCCAGCGACATGGCCGCCAGCAACGCATCGGTCGAGCCAACCGTAAGGCCCTTGGCGATCGCTGCGCTCTTGAGCTCGTCGTACAACCCCGGGGTGTCCAGCATGCGCCGCACCGCTTCCGGATCCTGCAGGTTCACCCCGCGGGCTTGGGCCTCCTTGGTGATGCGCTCGATGATCGACGCGCCCGCCTCGAGCGCGGTGGAGCCAGTACCCACACCGAGCGCACCCGTAACCGCGCCACCCACACCACCAAGCGGAAGCCCCGCCAAGCCTGCGGCAAGGCCCGCACCCAGCACGGGGTAGGACTGCGACAGTTGCTGCGCGAGGAAATTGAGCGCCCCGACCGGGGTATCCCACACTGCACTGGCACCGGCCTTGGTGGCTTCCCACCAGTCGCGCTCGCCCTCTGGCGCGCCCATCACCTCTTGGAACCGGCGCAGCGGAGCCGTGGTGTTCTGGTCCCCGGCAGCAGCTACGACGGTCTGCGCCAGCTCATCCAGATCGCCCTGCATGATGTCGATCGCAGCACCCACCCCGCGCGTGCCGCTGCGGGCCCCCTGCGACATCGACTCGCCAAGGTTGCCGAAAAAGCCGTAGTCGGGTGCGGGCTGGTGCACCATGCCAACGAACATCTTGAGCTCGTCGGCGATCTCCTCCCGGGTATACCCCATCGCAGCCAGCTGCGCCGGGAGCACCTGCTGCACGTAGCTGGCGTACGTTTCCGCAGGATTGCCGCCTGCACGTTGCTGGTACGTCGGCCAGTCGATGAATTGCTCAGACGCCTGAGCGTACTGCTGCTGCCGCGCGCGTTCCCCTGCCGCTGCCTGCTCAGTGCGCCACTCCTCTTCCGCCAGCGCCTGCAGCCGCGCTTGTTCTGCCGCCTGTTCTTCCTGCCAACGAAAGACGTCATCGAACGTCACACCACCCGCGGCGCGATATTCGTCACCCCACAGCCCGGAAGGCATGGGGGCAAACGCGTTGCTGAACGGATCAGGCTGGGGCATTGACGAACTCCTTACCGGCCATCTCGTCGTCGTAGATCTGTTCAAGGACCTTGGTGAGATCCATGTCACCCGCGTACATCATGTCGGACGCCATGTTCCCCGGAAGGGAGAACTCGTTCTGGCGGGTATTGGCGCGCACCAGATCCGCCCACGACACCCCAGCACCGAACATCTGATTGCCACGCGGGGCAGGGGCTGCCGCTACCGACATGTCCATGCCGAACATATCCGGCTCCAGCGACGCGCCATGGGAGAACGGAGTGTTGCTCATGATCTCGGGCAGCAGCAGCGAATCCATCATGTCGGCGGTCATCGGCATCTGCGCTGGCATTTCAGGTGCGACGTTGCCCTTGAGCTTGTTCATCTCGGCGATGATGCGATTGCTGTACGCAGGCGTGGTGGTGCCCGTCTCATCGGCGCGATTGGTGCCCACGCCGCCGGGGCCAGCGAAGTACGCCTGCGCAGCCTTCGTGTAGTCACCGTCGTACATGTTGACCAGCTTGCGCATCAGGCGCAGCGCCAGATCGAGGTGCACATCCGGGTCGTTGACGTCGACATTGCCGAGCCGGTTCTCGCGGATCACATCGGATGCCGCTTCGTCTGACAACTGGAAGGGCCCCCGCACGATCGTGGTGTCGCGCTTGCGCTTCACCGAGCGCGCCGTCAACGCTTTCGGATTGGTGCCCCGCGCCGATTCGGTGGCGTACACAGCCTCCACAAAATCGGGGTCGAGCCCGTACGCCTGCGCTGCGTCACGTACCTCCTGCACTGTATACGCGCGGAACGAGGCCATTACGGCATCCCCCACAGGGATCCATTGGTGATCGGACGCACCCCCGTGTCGCGGGGGGAGCCATAGGCGCGCTGAGGAGCGACCACCGGTCGCCCCGCATCCGGCACTGGACCGGCGCTCCCCGCCGCCCGTGACGCACCAGCACCTCGTTGCGGGCGGGTGGTCACGGTGGACCCCGCGAGTGACGACGGCGGCCCCACGAACGCAGGAACGCCGCCCGCGCCGCGCCCCTGCTCGATGAACGTGCGTGCCTGCGACGACGCCTGCGCAACCGCGTTGCGCGCTGCCGCAATACGTTGCTCGAGCGGAGCGCGCATCGCTGCCTGCTCGTCCGGAAGTGCCCACTTGTACGCGTCCGATTTCAACAGTGCCTGCAGCGCCGATTCGAACCTGTTGAACTCGTTCACTGCGTTCTGTCGGATCTGGTTCAGCCCCTGCAGGTACTGCGCCGGGGAAATCTGTCCCTTGGTCAGCGCGGTGTAGAGCACCGCGTTGTTCTTGATGATGTTGCCCTCGTCGGCAAGCCCCTTGGAAATGGCGTCGTACGGCGTACGCGCCTGCAGCATCGCCGCAGCCTTGGCCATCATGTCGCCGGAAATGGGCATCACCCCCTCGGAACTCTCGATAGCCAACGTGCCGTCCGAGTAGCGCACCACTCGCGCCGTCGGGTCGTTCATTTGCGCGTACTGCTGGATGAACGACAACACCGCCTGCTCGTTCACGTTGGATTGCTGCATGCCGGGGATGTTCAACTTGTCGTACGCCGCGATCGCGCCAAACGGATCGTACTGCCCCATCACATCCGACATCACTTGCCGGTAGCCCACATCTTGCGGTCCCAGCCCCTGCGCACGCACGAATTGCTGGAAGTCGCCGAACGGGTCTGATAGCGCGCGATCCATGCCGAACCGCTTGCCAATTCCGTAGATGTCGTACTCGCCTTGTGCGATGCCCTTGCGGTTGCCGACGTCGCGGAACCCAGCGAGATTTCCGTAGTAATCAGGCAGCCCCTCGAGCGCCGACTGCAGCAGCTGCGCGTCCCGCACCTTGACGTCCGAGAGATCGTTGGCGAGATCCTGCGTGCGCACTTTCTCCCACGCGTCGAACGGCTTCATGCCTTCCGTAAGCCCCTTGACGGTTCCGGAAGCCGCACCGCTGATCCCTTCAAGCCAGTCCATCCAATCTGCCATGATGATCTCCTACACGCCACCGAACAGATCGACGTAGTCGCCGCCCGTGCCGCCAGAGAAATCCCACCAGCTGGACGTGTCGGGTACACCCCAATCGCCACCTTCCCAGCCACCAGACACTACGTCTTGCCCCCACCCACTATCGGGGCCCCACGGGTCGCCGTAATCGACGGACGATCCACTGCCAGAATCGGGGTTGATCATCAGCGGCAGCCCAGTGATGGGGTTGAACACGATGTTGCCCGTGGCGTCGGTCGGCAGCGCACCGGTCTTGACGATGTTCTCGAACGTGTAGTCCGAGATGTAGGGGGCATTCTCGCCGAAGATCCAGTTCTTGGCCGTCTGGAGCAGGCCCTTGTTTATGAACTCGCCCCATGCGTTCTTGCCAAACAGGATCGGCGCGAGCGAAGTCAGACCGCCCAGAATCTGCTGCCACTTCGCAAACTCGTTGGTGTCGGGTGCCGCACGCGGAGCGCCACCGGTTGTCGTCGGCAGACGCGGGGCCCCGCCAGAACCTGACGGCTGGTTGTACCACGGCGGTAGCGTGAGTTCTTCTGGGGGCACATCTTCGCGGTAGTTGAGCCCCTGCGCTGCAGCGATAGCCCGTGCCAGTGCTTCGTCGTTGACGTAGCTCGACAGCATCGGCGCACCCCAGCGCGCCAGTTCGCGGTCACGCCGTTGCATCGACGCGTCGAACTTGCCCTGAATCTGCCGCATCAGCTTGCGCTGTTCGTCGGTCAGATACGATTCCGAATCGACCCCCCACACCGGATCAAGCGGGGATCCCGGCAGTCCAGTCGGCGTTGTCGGCGTTGCCGTCGGGGTGTCGGTAAACGTGTCTCGCGTGCGACCGGGCAACGGAGCTTCCGCTGCTCCTGCAGCAACACCCACTGGACTGGTGGCGCTAGTAGCGCCACCCGCCACACCACCCGAGATGATGGGCGTCACCACCGTCTCGTCCATCCCGTACGGATCATCACGAGTACGATCGGCCATCGCTATGCCCCTTTCGAGAAGCCGTACGGGTCCGCAGCGAACTCGGGGGCTACCATCTTGGAATCAGCATTCGGCTTTGCCGGGGTTCCCGCGTTGCCCACTGCGCCCGGATTGTACGCCCGCGGCTGACTCGTCAATGTGGATACCCCCGCCTGCGCCAGCGCGGGAACACCATACGGAGCGCCAAGCGCACTGGCACCAAGCCCCGCCATGAGCCCCCACGGATTCGCGCCTCCAGACACCTGCTTGGCTACCGAGGGGGCTCGCCCTATTGCCTTGGCCCACCACGGAATAGCACCAGACGACGCTGCCAAGCCGCTGCCGGTCACCGCCGAGGTAAGCCCGGGTGCGCCAACGCCCATGGCAGCGAGCCCGCCAGCAGCCCATGGAGCCAGCATCCCCACTGCGATCGGCGCAGCCACCGTCCACCACGGATCACGCTCCTGTTGGATATTGTCGTAGGGGGTGAGGTCGCCGTACACGGAGTCGTGGTAGATCGCCCCCGGGTTGCGCAGGTTCATGCCTTCCATGACCGGGCGGAATCCCGTATCGAAGACGTGCCTGTTCTCCCCCGGGCCACCAACACGCGGCAGCCGAGATGGGTCGAAATCAAGCCGGTACCCAAGCGGACCATCCCCGCCCTCACCACCCCACATAGCCGTACGGGTCCATTGCGCATTCGGATCGAACGCGCGCAATTGCTGCAGGACATCATCGCCGCGAAACAGGTCGTACATCTCCTGCGGCAGCACGACATACCCGCTGTAATACTGCAAGAGAAAATCGCGCAGCGCAGGAGACACCGCCGCCGCAGGCGCGGGTGCCGGTTCCGGCGCGGGTGTAGGCGCGGGCGTTGGTTCCGGCGCGGGGGCGAGCGGAGAACCGACGTCCTCGTTCCGTGGGCGCTCGAAGTCACCCATAGTGTTCATCCACTGCACCATGCCGACCATGTCAAAGCTCCTGATATACGCTTCGGGCCTGTGCCTCAGTGATGAGTCCAAGCTGCACCAACATGTCCAGTGTCACTGCTTGCTGCAGCCAACCCGTTTGGTTCGCTGTAGTGCCACCCAGCACGCCATTGGTGAGCTCCACATTCTGCTTCAAGGGCAACAAGACAGCCCTGATTTTGGGATCGATATCCAGTGGAATAGCGGGGATACCGGGGCGCTTCACTGATCGCCCTCCGTCAGTTCCTGCACGCTGGTTGCCATGTGAATCTCCTGCACATCAGCACTGCCGGTGACCTCGAGCACCCAATCCAGCCGGGACCGCATAGCTGGCAACCGGAATGGCTCAGAGCTGGTGATCGCCCGCTCGTACAACACCGCGTTGCATGCTCCGTCCAGAACGCGCAGCGTGCACGGGCGGGCATCTGCGCATGTCGCCACCACCTTGGCAGCGGCAAAGGACACCACGTACGGGAATACGAAATTCTTCGACCGCCACGTGTACTGCATGTACGACGCCCCGCGGTCCCACTCGTACAAGGTGGTGACCGTGAGATTCGAGCGCGTGTAAAACAGCCGCGTATCGGGCGCCGAAAAACACGCCGTCGCGTAGAAAGGAATCGTCACCAACGCAGTAGCCGCGTCGGCACCTGACGCTTGGTCGTTGATGTCGAGAATGAAACCCATACCATTCTCGTTGGGGTCGGTGGTTTGCCGTGCCCCCCGGAAGAAGCCATAGTAGTACCCGGCATACACAGTACCGTGCATCGTGTGCGGGAACCACGCCTGCCAGTCGTCCTCGTCCATGATGGTGCGCGTGACGATGCGCACGCCACCAGCACCTACGAACGCGAGGCCGGATTCGCATGCGTAGTACACGCCATTATCCCCAGTAGCGACAGAACGCTTTGACACGCATGGGTAGTTATCGGGTACCCGAGACACGGACAAGTTGTTCGGCTCGACGCCGTCCAGCAGGTAGGTCGGCCCCTCGGTGAACACGACGATGGTGGAGCCGAACAGTCCCAGCGCCACCACGGGGTAGTCGAAGATCTTCACGTACTCAGGCGGCCACGCATGCGGCTGGTAGGCCACCGAGAACGCCACCTTGTTATCGTAGAACCCCGCGAGAAAGCCATTCGGAGTCCCGATCAACCCGATCATGTTCACTTCGGGCGGGAACCAGTGCTGCGAAATCAGCTGCTCGTTGTTCTCGATGTCCTCGTTGGTGGCCGCGTCATCCCACGTACCGACGAACTGCGGCACCTCCTTGACGAAGATGTACGGGCCACCGTTGCTGCGGTAGATACGCACACGCGAGACATTCGTGGGCGGCAGCGAAGCCGAAAAATCCACCGTCGCCACTACACCGTCTTCAACCAGAATCACGGGCGACGGAGGCGACGGAGGGCTTTCCTCGTTAAACGCGGTAACCCATGTGTACACGTAGGTTCGGAACTCCGATGGCGAACCGGGCGCAGACGTAGTGATGACCGGCGCGTTCGCGGGCGGCGTAACGCCCAGCCGGAACCACGACGTCGGCGTCGGCGCTTCCGACGCTGCGATCACCTGCTGGATCACCTTCGGCTCGCCCGTACCAGTGTAGTAGAGCCGCCCCAACGTGTCGTTCGGCGTGAAGCCGATCACCACGTCGACATCCTCTTTCCACGCCAACCACGCACCAGCCACATGGAAGATGGTCTTGATTGGCGCAACCGGCATCGGATCCGACTGCGGAGCACCGTCGCGGAACGCCGTGATCGCCCCCGACCACAACTTGGTGGCCTCGGCAATCTGCGCAGCGGACGTGGGCAGCAACCGCGGCAACCGCCGCGGAATGATGCCACCCAGATTCTGCAGCCGGATGCTCGGCATGTTACGGACCGACGCCAGCCTCGATGACGTGGAACATGGTGTTGACTTGGATGATGTTGAAGTCAGCCCACGGTCCCGCGCCCTTCTCCGAGTACACGAGGTTGCCATCGAAGTACGTACCCGCGGGCCACGTCAGTACGCCAGTCGTCGCCGAGATCACGATGTCGGGCGAGAAGTCGGGGTCGACCGGGGACGCGTTGCCGAACAAGGACGAGTCGTAGCTGTTGGAGATGACGAGCTCCATCACCGCATCGGGCACCGGGCTGCTGCCGAAATTGCCACGCACAGACACCGACACCTCCATCGCCGCGTCCTCGAGTAGCGTGGTGCGCGGCTGACCACCCTGATTGATCACCTGCAGAATGGTATCGGCGGCCACGCCCCGCGGATATGTGCGGTAGCGATCAGTCATGTTGATGACGCCCAGCTCCACTTGCGAGTTCGACGGCAGCACGTACAGCGCGCCCATCGCCCCCCGGACCCAGTATTCCTCGGAGCTGTCGTTGGCACCCGCAATCATCATCCACGCCGACCCGGTCCAGTACCAGAGCGCACCCGTGTCCGTGTCGACGTAGAACGCCACGTTGCCTTCCGGCGTGCCGTTGGGGTCGCCCGCACCGGCCAGCACGCCCGTGCGCGTGTTGCCGATTTCGATCCAGCTGACGCCATTCCAGTACCAGAACCGTTGCTCCTCCTGCCAGATCGCGTAGATCACATTGGAGCCCGGCGGGGCAACCGGCGGGGCGCTGACCGACGTGGTGTTCGGTGGCAGCACCGACGAGTTGAACAGGTCAATGTACGTCTGGTTGACGAGATCCTGAATCTGCGCGACGTTCCACGCAACCTTGACGCATGCTCCAGCAGGGAACGACTTGGCCGACGTGCCGTCCTGCCCACGCTCGACCGTGATGGTGTCGTTGACCACGACGCCTGTGCTGGTGAACTTCATGATCTCAACCGAGCTGCCATCTTCGACCGTGAGGTACAGGTAGTTGCCAGAGCCGATGTTGAAGTACGCACCGGTTCCCGTGGCAAGCTGCAGTTGCAGGCTCGACGGCGTGATCGCGGCGCGCAGGGTGGTGCGTGCGAAATTGGGAATGACGATCATGACACTCTCCTAGATGGAACCCACGATGTCGTCGCCGACGATCTGGAACGGTGGTGAACAGCTCAGATTGCAGTTGTCTGGTGTTTCTGGAATGGCTGGATCGAACGTCTCGAAGTACGGTGCAGCCACACCGCACTCGCTGGGATCGGGCGCTGTTTCGCACTCGAGGCCGCCGACAACACCCTCCCCAGCAGCGTCGACAATGCTGCACTCCCCCTCTCCACATGTCTCCGCTGCGTACTCGTTGTAGCAGGCATCGACCACGAGTTCGCATTTCGGAATACGAAACAGCACTGAGAAACAGTAGTTGCACTCGACGTACACGTCACCGACGTACAACCCCGGACACGCCTCGGTGAACAGGCTGTCCCAGTAGAACCCGACGAAGCCTTCGGCCGTCCGCTGGAACGCGTCGTAGCACACCAGCGGCGTCTCGCATCCACGGCGCTTGATCTCAATGTAGATTCGTTCCGTCGTCGGAATGAACTGCGACTCGTTCTGCACGGACGCCAGCATCCGAACGAACGTCTTCTTCACCTTGGGGGTGATTTCGATGTAGCCACAATCCGCGTAGCGTCGGCGCATGACGCAGCATCCAGACACCACACCGGGCGACGGAATCCAGCACGAATCGGGCCGTGCGACGGGAGTGATCGCCATCAGAAGTACCCTCCACGCATCATTAGCGGGCCGTCCGTGTGATCGAGCGTGACACGGTTCTTGGCTCGGGTGACACCAGCGTTGTACAGATTGAACAGGCGGTTAGCCAACCCTTGGTTGGTGTACTCCTGCTTCGGTTGCTGCATGAGGCGCGAGGCAGCACCGTTAGCAATCGTCTCGATGTACTCGTCCCACAGCACATCCGGCAGCTGGTCGGCATCCGTGGTCGGAGCCAAGTGAAACTGCACCGTAAGCGGCGTATCGCAGTACACCGCGGGCGGTGGCGATATGACGAGCGTGCGCGGGTTCGGTACAGAGATGAAGAACGAACCGCACTGGCAGTGCAGGAAAGACAGCCCGGGCTTGTACCGGCGACTGAACACGTCCACCCACCGCACGGAGATCAGCCGCGAGTAGTCAGGCGTGATCAGCGGGTAGTCCGATACCTGATCCTGCAGCGAGAACTGCGCGTTGTACGTCCAGACCGCGGCACGCGTGCACAGATCGATCGCCGTGCGCGACACCGCCAGTTCGGCGGCTGCCTGCGGTGCGCTGTACGGTCCTAGCGCTAGAACTTCCGGAACGAAATCACTGATTAGCCGTGGCACCAGCGGACTCCCTACGGGTGTTCGCCACCGGCACCGCGTCCTTGTCACGCGGGGGAGTCCCGACAAACTTCACGAACGCGTTGTAGTGCCCTTGCGACTTCTGGTACGAGTCACTTGACTCGGAGTCCTTCGCAAACGCACGGTACAACATCCAGTCCTTCAACGCGGCCTGATACAGCTCCGGTACGGTATTCGCCATCACCACTTCGTCGGTCGGTGCCGTAACCACGTTGGGCGCAAGTTGCACCAGCAGCATGACGTTCGGCATCGGAACAACCGGAGGTACCGCCGGATCCACGTAGAAGAACGTATCGTTCTCGGGATGCACGGTGAACGATCGCACCACGTACTGGCCATCCCGCGTACGCGGGCTGGAGGGGCGACCAAGAGCACGGGCCACCGAGAACGACGCCATCACGATGCGTTCGCCGGGGGTACCGTCCGCGTTGAGATTGTACGGAATGTCCACCAGCTCGGCGTACGCGCCGGGCAAAGACTGCACCTGCCCGACCGATAGCTGCATGGGGACGTACGAGTAGAACAGCGTCGGCTTGAGCGACGCGACGATCGAGATCGCCTCCGTGAGATACGTTGCCAGCTCGTCCTGCGTCCACCGGACGTGCTCGTTACTGGGCTCGAGATCGTTGAGCTCGTACCCGACAGACCGGAACAACGTACTCGCAAGTAGCGTCATGACGTCGGGAATCCCTGAGTCAGCGCCGCCTTGTTCGCCAGCTCGGCTTCGGCGTTCTGCAGCTCCTGCGGGCTCATGTTGGTGAGCTCACCCAGCGTGATGCCCAGCGCTTCGGCGAGCGCGGTGCGTTCTTCCGGCGTCATCGTGACCGGGGAGCGCTGGATCACGTCGGTCGCGGTGCGCGCAACCTCGCGCGGCGCAGGCTTCTCGCAGTACCGCAGCGTCCCGTTGGCGAGCAGATCGTCCAGAAACGCATTGTACGGATACACGTGCTTGCCGTCGGTGACGTACTTCCCTACTTCGGTCCCTGTTTGCATCCCACCCTCCGTCAGTTAAAAAAGTGGGGGCACGAGGCCCCCACCAAGTCGTGCTGCCGCCGCGTTACGCGTTGCCGTTGAGGTCGGTCGAACCCCAGTCGTTCACCTCGGCTTGGACCGCCGCGAAGAACCCGTCGAGCGCGTTGCCCGTCACCGGAACCGCCGTCACCTCGAGCGAGATGAACGACGCCTCCAGCAGCGTGCTGTCGATCCGCTGGCTGAAAAAGTAGCCAGCCGTGGCACCGATCGCGTTGACTGCCAGCGGCGAGTTGCTGGCCGCCGTGATGGCGATCGTATCGAGTGCAGGCGAGCCACCGCAGGCGTTCTGCCGCCGGATCAGCGTCGTCACCAGCCCGGTGCGCGGGAGGATCACCTTGGCCTCGACCCACTCCAGTCGTGTGTACGCCGGGATGATGATGAGGTTCAGGAAGTCGCCGACTTCGATGTCGGTACCGGCGTCCAGCAGCTGCTGGTACCAGTCGTAGTCCTTCTGGTCGACCGGCACGTCCAGACCGCCGTAGGGCACGCGTGCCCGGAAGTCGATCTGGCGCACCACGGAGTAGTCACGTGAGCGCTGGTGGTCCGAGTAGCTCACGATGTCGCAGGGGTTTTGCTGCGGGATCATCCGGTTGTCGGTGTTCCCGTAGTCCCCGCCCATGAACAGGTTGTACGAAGGCATGATGCTGTTCCTTTCAGGATGGGTTGATCAGTTCGATCACGAGAACGTCGCGTACAGGCCCGCGAGCCCTTCCGCTTGGATGACCTTGGAACCGTACACGGTCATGCCTTGCAGATAGACGTCCCACGAGTCCTTGTCGTTGTCGATGATCCGCGTTTCCTCGATCTGCATGGCGAACGCCGTCGCGCCACGCCAGCCCGCGACCACCTCGTACACCACGTCGCTGCCATCGACCGCGCTGTAGACGTTGTGCGAGATGTACACGTCGAAACCCGCGATCTTGGCGGGGATCTTGCCGTTGAGGATCGCGTTCGATGCGACTTCGCAGCATGCCCCGGCCAGCCCCGCGTTCGCCGACAGCATCGACGAGTTGAGCAGGATCGGCAGCGCCACGTCGGGCAGCACGATGAACAGGTCTTCCATCGGGAGGCACTGCTCGCGCAGCACGCCAGCAACCTGCGTCAGCACCTGCCAGATGTTCTCCGAGGTGACGGCAACCGGAGTGCCGACTTCGCCCATGTTGTACGAACCGGTGCGCACGCCCGCCGTCGCACCCTTGTTGGTCGGATCGGCCTCGACGTACATCTTGGCCAGTAGCTCCTGATCGATCGCCTCGCCGATGTTGTACGACGCGGACTTCAACAGCGACGCTTGCCACGCGTCCCAGTTGCAGATCTGCTTGACGTCGATCTTGGCGATCTTGACGGAGAACTCGAGCTCCTTGTCGACCACCATCGTGATCGGGCAGGTGTCGATCGTGTCGTGCTTGATCGTGGAGTCCTTCTGGCCACGACGCACACGAACCCGCGGCGACCGGAAGAACGTGATCTGGTCACCGCACTTGTTCAGCTCGCCGCTGTACTCCGTGGTGGTGATGTCTGCGTAGGTGGAACCGCAGTAGAACTGCTCGACCAGCTTCGACGAGAACATCGGGGGGATGAGTGACCCCGAATAGCTCGGATAGCCAGCGGTGGTGGGAACGCCCATGATTCAGCTCCTTGGTGGGTTAGTCAGCGAAGTTCGACATCCATCTCGACTTGGCCCGATGCGACCGCCTGATCCCATCGGGTACGGTACGCTTCCCATTCCGCCTTCGGCATCCGCTTCGACGTGAAGTCGCGCAGGTTCTGCTTGTACTCAGACGCCTTCATCTTCGGCGTCACGGGCTTGGGGGGTGCGTCCGCGCCGGTCTTGGCAGGGACCGCCAGAGAATCCAGAGACTGCGACGACTTCGACTTCCGCTGTTCGTAGTACGCACCGATCAGGGTGCGCAAGCCGATGGCATCCGCAGTCTTGCGATACGACTGCAGCAGCTGGCCGACCTTGTAGCCTCGGCCCGGCACGTCTTGTGCGAGGTAATCACGCCACTCCTGCGTCTCACGCACCTCCTCGAAGTCCTTGAAGTACGGAATGATCTCCTTCCGCAAGAACTCGAGCTCACGCATGCGCGCTTCGTTGAGATGGGCGACCGTCGCACCCGACTCCAGTTGCGGAATCTTGGCGTTGATCTCCTTGACGGCACCGAGTTGCTTTTCGATTTCACCCAAGCGGGACACGACGGGCTTGATCACGGACGCGAGGGTGCGCTTGAGTACGCGCTCCACGAAGTCCACGGATTCCGGCCCGAACGCCTCCATCTGCTGCGCCGTCGGCCCGCTCTCGTCGAGCGAGGATGCGACGGACGCAACCGCAGTGCTGGACTGGGTTTCGGCTTTCGTTCGCAGATCCTCGACTTGCGACGTCAGCTCGGTGAGCTTCGTCTCGAGGAAGGAACGATTGTCGTTGACCGCAGCCAGTTGCCGCTTGAGATCCTCGACTTCCCGGCTGTTCGCCGACGCGCGCCCGTTCTGCGTTTGCAGCAACCCCTCGAGCTCCGCAATGCGGGCGCGAAGGGCTTCGGGGGTTTCGGTCGAGCCGGGATCGGCAGTGGGGGACGGGGTGGGAGGGGGCGGGGAAAACGTGGCGTTGGTCTGCACGTCGATGGGTGCGCCGTTGGGGTCGAGCCCCTGTTGGCGCAACGCTTCCTCGTCCTTCTCTTTCCGTCGGGTCACTGCACTCGGGATCGCCATTTGATTCTCTCCTGTCCGGGGCCGTCATCGGGAACCCGGATACCGATCGATTACGGATGCCACGCTGCGAGCAGCGCGCGTACCACCTGCGCTTGACCCTGCAGAATCCGCAGCTTCACCGCGTCCTCCGTCATAGCCAAGCGCTGGTTGATATCGTCGAGCGTGCCCTGCAAGTAGCCTTTCATGGTTGCGCCTTCCGGACGCGCTGCGAGCCGGTGCATGGCATCGAGCTCATCAGCCGTCGGCGTCTTCACGCACGCTTCCCGCAGCAGGTGCTGGACGGGGACGGGCGGGGGACGCTGGAAGCGGATTTGGGCACCGACAGCTTGCCCAGCGGACGCGCCGTCTTGGCGACGGACGGCTTGGGCAGCATGTGCGCCGGTTTCGTACCCATTCCGAACATGGATCACCGCCTTTCTTTCAATGAGTTAGGTACCCCGGGGGTGCCGGGGGCCGAGTCGATTGTGGTCGTGGGATTTGTAGTTGTCAAGGATCTTCTTCGTACCATTCCACCAAGCAGTATCCGGGGGCACCTGCACCACCCCAGATACACTTCGAGCTATACGACGCCTCCGCTCCCCCAGCCCCACCGCCCCCAGCCCCATAGGACGTGCTCGGCGCAGGCAGTCCATTCGTCTCTGGGGGATGCCCCCCAGTGTTTCCCCCAGCCCCGTGGCTAGATCCCCCAATCCCCCTTCCGCGCCCGCCAGCACCGCCCGGGCCCCAAATGGTCCCCGCACCGCCCCCACCGCCGCTCCATGTCTGATACCACGCACCGCCCAAACCACCCCATAGCAGGCCGCCAGATCCGACACCAGTAGCACCCGTCGCCGAGGTGGGGCCGCGGAGCGGTCCTCCCCGTGATATGCCACCCCCGCCGATATGCACCGGGGTTTCGAGTCTTGGAAATCCCCCGACAGTAGTGCCGGGGCCACCTCCCCCTCCACCCCCCACACCACCACCAAAACTGGATGCATCGCCACCTCGCGCCCCCAAAGCAACGACAGAGCCAAACGACGTAGGAAATCCAGATTTTCCGTTGTAATCAGTTGGCCACAACGAGGTGTTTTGCGGGGCACCCGCACCTACAACAACAGGAATGACATCGCCGGGAGTCACATGCACAGGAAACCGCACTACCAACTCACCAGCACCGCCGCCGTTACCTGCGGCCCCATTAGAAAATTGGTATGCATTACCACCACTACCACCACCCCCAATCATCGTTACAAACACACCATGCACACCAGCCGGGACTGTGAACGTATAGTTCCCCGCCCCAATGAATTCCTGCGCCTTCTGATGCATCGTAGGCATACATCACCCCAACCACGCCACGAGACAGTACCCACTCATGCCCGCCCCCGCTGCACGACGCCCAGACGCCCATCCGCCACCACCGCCGCCGCCCGCGCCGTACGCCCCCGCGGGTGCGCTCAACCCATCATTGCCGCCGTTGCCGCCTGCACCACCAACCCCCCATGGAGACGCACCACCACCACCGCCGCCACCTTGCGATGAGATCGTAGTCCCGCCCGCGCCGCCGATGAGAAAACCACCACTGCCTCCACCGGGCGTACCGGCTCCGGAGGGGGGTCCACCTGCGCCTCCAGAGGAACCACCAAAATGCGTAGGCGTCTCCAATGTCCCGACGCTCCCCGTCCCCGTAGCACCGCGAACACCGCCTCCCACACCAATGCCCCCGGAAGACGCGTATCCGCCCAACACAGTCAGCGATCCGAACGATGTACTACCGCCATCCGTGCCAGCTCCACCACCAGATGTCATGCCATTGCCACCCGCACCGATCGTGACTGTAACGGTGCCGCCGGGGGTTACCTTGACCGGGAACGAAATGACGTACTCAGCCGAACCCCCACCGCCGCCGCCAAAGGAGGCGGCCGAATTACCACCACCACCGCCGCCACCAATCATGGTGACCAACACGCCGGAAACCAGCGCAGGCACGTTGAACGTACCGCTGGCAGTGAACTCCTGCATGTTGAAATTGCCGCCGCCACCAGCGGCACCCGTGGCACCTGTCGCGCCCGTAGCACCCGTGGCACCCGTGGCACCCGTAGCACCCGTGGCACCCGTAGCACCCGTGGCACCCGGATCGCCACCGCCGGGGCCAGTGGGGCCAGTGACACCAGTGGGTCCGGTCGAACCTACAGTCGCGCCAGTCGGTCCAGTTGCACCCGTGTTCCCCGTCGGGCCTTGCGCACCGGGCAGACCCTGCGGACCGACAACGCTGGGGCCAGTCGGACCAGTCGGACCAGTCGGACCAGTCCCACCCGGCAATCCGCTGCCGTTGCTTCCGGTTAGCAGCGTGCACTCGCTGCATGCGCCGCAATTTCCGCAAGCGGGTGTGGGGCAATCCCGATTCGTGGTGATCGTCATACCTACCTCACGGAGTGAACCACGTCCACGACGGCGTCGAGGAGTACAAAATGGTGATGGTCTGACCTGAGCCCAGCATCACACTACTGCGAGCACCACCTGTGCTGACCCCGCCAATCTGCACATCGATGATCGTGCCGCCATTCAGAAACACATGCACGTTGTACGGATAGGGGTTCGACACCGCTACTCCGCTCAAGGGCATCCCGGGGGCCGACAAACTGCGCGAGGGAAGATCGACTGCCCAGACCCGGTCGCACCCGAGATATCCCCCGCTTACCGCGTACGCACCCAACAGCGGGGAGCCGCGCACCACGCCCTGCTGCGCCAGCAAGATAGGCGTGCTTCCGCCACCCGCAGGGAGCGACAGTCCCACCAGCGAGCAATTGAAGTTGAAGTTCTCGATCTGCCACCCACGCACATCTCCGACGTTGCTGGTGGAAATGCACGACACCGCAGTATCCGGGCCGTTAAACTCGATGTTCGTTGCGTACCCTGTGCTACGCACAGTCGGATGCGCCGACGAATCTGTCATCTGCAGCCCGAACGACTGCAGCCCAAGGATGCCCGAATTGGACATGACGACTCGCCCGGCGGCCTTCACCAGATACCCTACGGTGCCGTTCGTCTTCATCCACGTGTCCATCGTAGATGGATACGCAATGCCGTACGCGTAATCGAACACTGGTTGGATGCGCACGTGATCGAGGAACGTGCTGTCCGATTCGTGATCGATCTCGATGCCATACCGCATGGCCCCAATGATGCAATCGAAAATCAGCACGCGCCCCATCGGGTTGTAGATCGCGTCGTACGAATTCACGAACGTGCACTGTTTGATGTGCAGCCCACCGCACGTCGCCTCGATCGTATCCGGGTACACCGTAGGCGGTGACGTAGTTGCCGCCACCTGATTCGGGTACACGAACAACAGATTCTGGATGACGTTGTTGCCAAGCCCGGACCCGGCCTGCGAAATGAACGGCGCACTGTTGCTGGTAATCATCAACGTCGGCGCGATAGGGCCAGCAGCCACTGGGTCCACCGAAATCTCGAACGGACCTTCGAGCATGCCGTACAGCTCGACGTTGTGTTCCAGATCAAGCACTCCCGCGAAGAAGAACAACCCCACTGGGATGCATACGACGCCGCCGCCAGCAGCAAACGCCGCGTCGATCGCAGCTTGAAACGCCGCCGTGTCGTCAGTGACACCATCGCCCACCGCGCCGTAATCGAGCGGGTTGAAACAGTTACTCCCGCCAGCGGCACCCGTCGCGCCCGTCGCACCCGTCGCACCACCACCGGGACCAGTGGCCCCCGTAGCACCCGTCGCACCTGTGGAGCCAACCGTAGCCCCGGTGGGGCCAGTCACGCCAGTCGCACCCGTAGCTCCGGTAGCTCCAGTCGCTCCGGTAAGCCCAGTAGATCCTGTCGATCCAGTCTCTCCGTTGATCCCGGGGATACCTGTGTCGCCGGTCGGACCCGTAACGATGATCGTCTCGGGCACTAGAGGAAGGTTGGGTTCGTGTGTCAGCGTGCCCGGCATCCCGGTCACGATCGCGTTCACAGCGCTACCCCCCACCTTGCGCAACCGGTACGTACCTGCCACCGTGATACACAGCAGCGTGTTCAACGGTGTGAGGTGAACGGGCAAGTCATGCAAGTACCAGTCCTGCCACGTGGAGCCACCGTCAGGTGACGTCTGCAGCATGATCTCGTCACCATCGGCAAGCTCGGCGGCGTACAGCACTACCGGTTGATCCAGAACACGGAACTTACCGGACTCGGCAGCACCATCAGCCCGCGGAAACATGTTCCACGGGCTCGGCTGCGCGCTCGAGTTGGCCCCTATGTATGGCTTGGATGCGGTACTGATCGGCATGGTGTCTCCTACTCCGCTGCCTGCAACGCGAAGAATCGAAGTCTGTCCTCGTTCACAACATCATCCCACAACCGCGTAACCGCGTTGCGTACATTGGCGATTGCGATGCGTGTCATGCACTCCTGCTTCCAGTCTCCGTGCACAGAGCTACCGTTCGAGCATGGCGCACGCGGAGTTTGGCTCACTGCCGGATTCTCGCGGAAACACGGCTGACACGGAAGACCCACGGACAGATTGACATTGGTGGCGTATCCGGCAGCCGATGCTTGCGTAGACCCCCACAAAATGACACCCGGAACTTCGTGCAAACCGGAGTGGTCGCGCCATAGGTAGTTGGTGAGGTGATTGACAAACGAATCGATACCCATGTGCATGCGCGCGTTGGCAACCAACGCTATCACCTCGGCCAACGGCCGTTCCCCGGGATCAGGCAATGGGACGATGGTGATACGAGTAGCAAGCATGCTGTGCAAAACTGCCCAGTTCTCCGGGTTCCACTCTTTGTACGCCGACCAACCAGCACGCACCTGCATGGTGGCGTACGCGCCAGAAGGTGCCCAGCTTGGCCGCGGCGGGCGTGGCAATACGAGACGTGCACCAGATCCATCCACTCCGAGCTCGTCACCGAAATACTCGAGTAGATGCTTGCGCATCGGACGTTCAGGATACCCCTCGTGCAGCGGGTATCCGACAAGATCGATCTTGGCATGAAGCGCAGGAAGCCACAACGGTAGGTCGTTGGTGGGTAGCACACGAGCCACACCAGCAGCACGAATTACATCCCCCAACGCATCAGGAGCAGCCAGCGATTCGTGGCAGAAGTACCAAACCTCCGCATCAGGATTCGCTTCCAGCACGCGCGGCACCAGATTCAGCGTCATGAGGATATCGCCGATCGCACCGGGCCGGTGTAGCGCAATCACTTTCTTTCCGGCAATGCTCGCATGCATCAAACGTGCAATCCGCGCAAACCAATCCGCATCGATCCCTCCGATGTACTGTTGGGCTTTGCGTGCGTACGAGAGCGCCTGCTGGATATCGCCTAGCATCTCGTACGACCATGAGATCATCCGCAACGGTTGATCGCGGTACTGCGCATGCTCGCGCCACAATTCGGTTATCGGGATGGGCGCGTCGACATTCACAAGTTGCGCGTGCCGAATGGCATTGTGGTAGTCGCGTCGGTTGTACGCGCCACGCGACAGGTCCATCCGGAACTCGGCCCAGTCAGGCGCTACACGCAAACTCTCCGCGCTCACTACATCAGCGTTGTCATGCAGCTCGAGTCCACGATACGCATACGCCATGTACAGCCGCGCGAACAGCCACTCATCCCGAAACGCAGCCCCAAAATCAATGCGTCGCTGATACCACTCGACAGCCTCGGCGAATTTGCTGTTGTCCCGATAGGTATTGGCGATGTAGAACGCAGTACGCGCCGACGGATTCTCAGCCCATTCACGAAGCAGGATCCGCAGATTTCGCGGGTTGCTGTTCTCCTGCGTGGTGCTCGGTTCCCCGTGGTGCACCACACGCGCATCATCCATATGCGCAACCAAGCGCCCATTCAGTTGCGCATATTCGTGGCAACGCCCCTTGAAGGTAATGCCCTGCCGTGTTTTCCACAACCGGTGATGCACCCACTGGTGCCCCTGCAACGTACAAATCCACAAACTGTACACCTGAAACTGTTCCCAGTAGATAGCGCGTCGAATAGCCTCGGGTGTACGTACTTCGTCGTCGCCGTCCACCCACATCACCCAATCAGCACTGGATTCGTCGGCAAGTTGTAGCGACCGGTTGCGCGCAGCTGAGAAATCCCACAGTTTCCAATCACCCGTTTCGTCCTGCTCGGACGCATCCAGATAGGTATACACCTCGGTGGGCACTTGCGTGCACGAAGTCGCTACTTCCAGAGTGCGGTCGGTCGATCCAGTATCGACCACGATGAAACGATCCGCTACAGATTGCATCGACTGCATTGCGCGTGCCAGATCGCGTTCTTCGTTCTTTACGATCATGGCAACAGCCAGCCGCGGGGCACGCGGAATCGGGCGCAAAACGATGTCGCGTTGCCCCGGCTCCAATGGTGTCGTCCACTCCACTACGAACGCATCTCGAGCTTCTGCCAACAACTGCAGTATGCTGGTGAGTGTGTGGAAAAAGGGGTGAATAGTGTAGTGGTGCGGTGTCAGATCGCGCTCGTATCCATGCACCGCGTGATCTGGAATGCGCAGGAACACGCGCCCATCCGGTTCCACCATCTGCCGCAAGCGTCGAATGGCCCCCAACGGGTCGTAGAAATGCTCAAAGGTGTGCACCAGCGTGATGAGTCCGAATTTCCGCCCATCAGGCTGCAGCGTTTCAAAGTCGGCGTGCCACCACTGAACCCCGGGTTCATGCGCTACATCTTCGCACGCATCCATGGCGTACGCATCGCAACCGTAGGTCGCAAGCGCGTTGGATAGCGCTGGAATCTTGGCACCGATGTCCAGCACCCGTTGCGGGCGTCGTTGCAGCACTTGCGTGAACAATTGATCAGCCAATGCGCGATTGGCCGCCCGCTCGTTTTCCGGCATCTCCAGCACTCCGGGTTCCTCCGGACCGTGGTATACCTTCGGAGGAAACGGGTACTGAAACCAGCAACCGCACTTCATGCATGCCTGATACGCATGCTTGCGCGGAGCACACGCTGACGCACAAACAGGACACGCTTGTTCGCTCATGGGTAGAACACCATCACGACACCAGAAGCTCCATCGCCACCCGCACCCTGATCTGTATGGCTCCCCGAGGTTGTGTTATATCCCGGCCCACCACCACCTGCGCCATATCCAATACCGGGAGATCCCTCACCAGCAGTGGACCCAGTAGCATGATTTCCCCCCTCACCGCCACGACCGCCCATCCCCCACATGGTGCCCGCCCCGCCGCCGCCGGGGGCCCCTCCATATGACGCCGAGGGCGCGGATCCACTACATCCGGGGGCCATAGCTCCTAGATATGAGATAGAACTCCCGTTGGTGATACCCCCACCACCGCCGCCGCCCAAATACGATAGTGAATTTTCTAGCACCCCAACAGCGCCATTAGTGTTCGCTGCCCCTGTTCTACCCCCACAACCGCCACCTCGTCGCCCGACAGCGCTCCCCCCTCCCGAGTTGCTGGTACCTATGAACGCGCCAAACGCCACCACATCACCAAACGACGACGTACCCCCCGTAGCACCCGACGTTGCTAGTCTAACCCCACCCCACCCACCAGCACCTACCACTACTGGGATTGCGGCCCCGGGGGTTACAGCAACCGCAAACTGGATGACAGATTCCCCGGCCCCCGAACCGCTACATCCAGCTAGTGTGCCCCCCGCCCACGCCCCACCGCCCCCAGCCCCGCCACCTACCATTGATATAATCACTAGCGACACATCAGCAGGTACATTAAACGTACCATCAGCGGTGAATACCTCGCAGTGTCGGAATGCGAGTGTGTTAAGCGCGGCACCGATCGTCATCACTGCACCCATTCAACGAGGACGTAACCGGGGGCTCCATCTCCACCAGTAGTTGTGGTACCGGCAGTAGCGCCCCCACCACCACCGCCACCCGCACCATACGCAGTTGCACCCGCGGCAGATCCCGTGGACCCGCCATCGCCACCAGTGCCACCTACGCCGTAGATGGTGCACGCACCACCACCGCCGCCAGCTTGGGTGCCTGCAGACACGCCTCCTTCCGATCCGGTCAATGTGCCGCCAGCGGGACATCCGCGACCACCCGTCGCAGCCGTCGTGGACCCACCACCACCCGCACCGCCGCCGCCAAAGTGCACGGGAGATTCCGGAGTACCGAAATTACCGGTACCGCCCGGATTCGTGCTCACGCCACCAGTGCCACCACGGGGGCCACCGCCAGTCCCTCCAACCCCAGCCGTGCCGCCGTGGAGCCCACCAAGCGCGCCGTACACATCGAAGGATGAACGGCCACCATCCCCACCAATCGCACCCGCGGCACCGACGCCACCAGCACCGATAACCACGGTGTAGTCGCTGAGGGGGGTAACCGGAACCAGCAGCCCCATGCACAACTCACCAGCCCCACCGCCGCCACAACCACGGGATGCAACACCAGACTGACCACCACCAGCAGCACCGCCGCCGATCATGGTGAGCCGTACGGATTGCACGCCGGTACCGGGTGTGAACGTAAACGACGCGCTACCAGCAGTGAACTCCTGCGCATAGGCCAACAACGCCGTTCCTGTGTTGCCAGTGTTGCCCGTTGCGCCCGTACCACCAGTCGCACCAGTCGCTCCGGTTTCACCAGCACCCGTATTGCCGGTGTTGCCGGTTGCGCCCGTGGCCCCGGTAGCCCCCGTCGCACCTGTGGCACCAGTTTCACCAGCGCCCGTGTTGCCCGTGTTACCAGTCGCACCCGTGGCCCCAGTGGAACCAGTGCTACCTGTGGCACCCGTAGTGCCCGTACTGCCAGTGGCACCCGTTGCTCCTGTCGCGCCATCAATACCGATCGTACCGTTCGCACCGGTATTGCCAGTGGCACCCGTTGCGCCAGTACCGCCAGTAGCACCCGTCGCGCCAGTTGCGCCGGTTCCGCCAGTAGCCCCTGCAATCCCCGCAGCGCCAGCGTCGCCAGTCGCGCCCGTTGCGCCAGCACCGCCTGTGGCGCCCGTAGCCCCCGTAGCCCCCGTAGCCCCCGTGGCACCCACCGCGCCTGTGGCTCCGGTAGCCCCTGTGGCACTGGTAGCACCGGTCACACCCGCCGGGCCAAAGCCACCCCGTACCGGAATCAAACCCGCCTGCGGCTCGTGTGTCAGCGTGAGAAACCACAACGCGCAACGTGATTGCCCGAGCCCCTCCGGATCTGGGTATCCGTTGCCAAGCCGCGCCAGTCGATATAGCCCGGGAATCGAGAGATACACCATCGAGTTGGCAGGCAGCAGCCGCACCGGGAACGTGTGTACCCATAGATCCTGCCAGTGCTCCCCGCCATCGGGGGACACCTGCACACTCACGATATCGGCGTACGTCCGATCCTCGAAACCGGACGCCATGATGGCAACCGGTTGGTCCATCACCTGAAACGGATGCGACAACCCCCACACCCCGCCCGGACCCGGAACGACGGCCCCCTGCTCATCGTACACAGGCAACAACGTCTTGGGGTTGTTGGCGTTGTACCGGTTCTGCGGTACGTTCGGTGCTGAGATAGGCATTACATACCCCCTCGGTTCATCTGCTGCACAACCGCGCCAGCGGGCCCGCTACGCCGATCGAGTTGTGGTACTTGCCCCGTGCCCTGTCCGGGGGCCTGCGGCACCATCGGCGCTGCACCGGGGGTGTTGGGAACTTGCGGTGCGCCCATGGCGGGGGGCACTTGCGGCTCGGGACCGCCGCCACCCATCGCCGCCTGTGCTGCCGCAGCGCTTTGCTGCAACTGCTGCTGCAGCTTCGGATCGGGGATGATGTCGTCGACCGGCAGATCGCTCGACTTGAGCACCTCGCGCAACAGCGTCGCCAACCCAGCCTGCTCGATGATGCCGGTTGGCACGAACGGCTGGATGACTTGCAGCGCCTCGAGCCGTTTTGCTGCCTGCGTCTCGCGCGCAAGCACCGAGGTCGGGCCGCGTGCTACCACCTGTGCGTCGACCTTGATCGCGGGGTCGGGATCGTACATCATGTTGTAGTTGTAAAACGCGGTGATCATCGGACTCAGAACGTCCTGCTCGATGTTCACGACGACTTGCTTGATGCCTTTGGCCGCATTCCCCATGAGCATCGCCAGCCCGCCCACCGTGCGCCCCGCCCCCGCCACCGCTGGATTGCCGTAAGCGTACGCGGGAATGCCCGTCGCATCATCGCACTTCTTGATTTCAGCATCGATGGTTCCTTGCAGCTCCGCTGCGTGCGAGTCGATCCTGTGGAAGTGATACGCTGGCTTGCCAGTTCCGGAAAGATCCGGCTCCACCACCTTGATCGACGCCGGAAGAATTTCCTCCGGGGCTTGTTGCCCACCGAGCCGGGATTGGTCAACTTCCGCAAACGGTCCTGACGCCAACCCCATGTTGCGACGAAGCGCGCGGTACGCGCTGTTGATGATCTGCTGATTCGGCCGCATCAGCATCGGCACGGACCGACCGACCATCGAGCCGGGCACCTTCTCGTATGCCGTGACGTAGTACGGACGCTGCTTCATCGGGTCTGGGTTGAGCACCGCCCTGATACAGATCCCACCCAGCACCCACACGTCGGCTTCGTACGTGGCGTCGATGTCCTCCACCGAAACGCCCCAGTCCTTGAGCAGATCGCCGCGGATCGCGCCCCAGAAGTTCAGTACGTCGAGCGTGTCGCCCTGCGTCAGCGTGCGCAACGTCTGCCACTCGAGCTGCTCGCGGGCCGTGGTGGTGTTGACGATCTCCTGATGGCCGGTCAGGTACAGCGACAGCGCCTGCTGCAGCTTGTCGTCGTTGAAATTCGGCATGCCCTTGCAGTCGACCAGCGACTGCCGCGACATGTGCATGACCTCGACGACGTACCCCTCCTGTGGAGACGTCGCCCATGGCGCGAAGTAGTAGTCGAACGGGGACACCCGCTCGATCAGCAACGACGCCTCATCGGTGGCAACCGGTGTGCCGCCTTCCCACCGCAGCATGCGCTTGCGCCGGATTACCGGTGCCTTGAGCACGGCGTACGGATACACCATCAGATCGCTGATGAACGCCTGCAGCGTGGGGATGAACTTGCACTCCGCGAGCTGGTCGTCGATCTTGCGCTGCATCTTGTTGGTGCCGTTGCGCGCCTGCTTCATGAGCTCGAAGTGCGCCACATCGGCCAGCTCGCTCATGCGGTCGCGCATCAGCTGCTCGGGCGGCATGCCGTACTTCGTGATCTCCTTCTTCATCTGCTCGACGACCATGGTCTTCACGAACTCGGGCACCGACGGAATCGGTGTTGGATCGAGTTGCCATAGACGATCGCCGGATGCGGTGAGGATGTCGGAAAGCCACGCTTCGCCAGCACGGCATTTGGTCGCCGTGATGTTGAAGAACGTCTTCACGCTCTCCTTCATCATCGCCAGCTCATCCGGCTCGTACTCGCCGCGCCGCTGACGCAGGTTCTGCAGGAGCAGCGCGTCGATGTAATCGCGCGAGGATTTCGCTTCGTTGAAGCACTGGCGTACGTACGCTGCGAGCGCATCCAGCGTCTCGAGCGTACCGACTGCTGTGGGAGTGTCGCTGGTGGCGTCGACCCGCGGAGTGCTACCGCCCCGGGAGGGCGGCGTGGGGACGTTCAGCGGGAGGGAGCTCTTGCCGGGAGTGATGCCGCCCTTGAGCGTCGTAGGCCCTGCACCACCGCCGATCACCTGCCCGTTCCACGATTGCCCGAGGGCCATGACTCCTCCTTATCGCCCCCACCGGCACGCGCACCGTAGCACAGCGTTCGGTCAAAAGGAAGTACCGCTGGAGCCGCCTGCTGCTATTGTGGTTACACCGGAGTACAAGTTGGTTGATTTCACTCCGAGTGCGAGATACTGCAAAGCATCATGTGGGTGCGAGAATTCGTTCTTCTCGGGCCGCGGGCGGAAGTTCCCGGTGGTCTGGATGCGACCATACCGGTAGCCCCGGTTGAAGCCCTCCCGCAGCAGCTTGCAGTGGGGTGACAGGAGCAGCCCCTTGCGCCGCATGAGGAAGCTGGCGACGGCGTCCCGCCGTGGGATCCAGTCGTTGGTCCGCGCCGGTCGACACGCGATCCCCACCGCGTTGATCAGCATGAACGGCGTGCGCTTGTCCAGCGGGCTGCGGCCCAGCCCCGCCGGATCGCCGAACCCCTCGAACCGACAGCCGCGGTACCGCTCGTTGAGCAGGGGCTGCAGCCACGACTCGATGAACTCCTCGAGCGACGTGTCGACCCCCGGGAACAACTCGTCGACCACCACCAACGTCCCGTTGCGCGAAATCTGCCCGAACACCGCCGCCGGGTTCAACCCCCAGTCGAAGCCCACCAGCACCGGCAGGTACTTGTCGGGGGTGAGCGGTGACGTCGCCACGTGCTCCCGGTCGCTCCACTCGCTGGCGTACACCGCGCGCCCCGCCGTGGACTGCCCATACTGCCCCTGCAGAAAGACCTTGATCCACTCGTCGGACTTGCCCGGCACCTGCTGCAGCCAGTAGTCGAACCCCTCGACGTGGTTCTCCACGTTCTCTGCGTCGGGGTTGCCCACCCACACCTTCTCGCCCGGCACGCCATCGGGCTTCGGCATCTGGATGATCGCCGCAGGCTGCTTGAACAGCCGATACCCGGGCAGCGTCTCCCGCTCGAACAGGTCGTACAGCCAGTGGTCGTCGGCCACCGGGTTGTAGTCCATGACGACACCCGACCAGTTGAACCCCCCGCGGTCCTTCTCCGGGTAGCGCCCGCGCCGCTGGATGGCCATCTCCATCATCTCGCGCTCGAGCTCCGACGCCTCGTTGAGCCACACGCCGGTAAGCTCGAGAGAGCGCAGCTTGCCCAAGTCCTGCAGGCGGTCGAGCGCGAGGAACAGGATCTCCAGCTTGACGTGGGTGCCGTCGGGCAGCGGCAGCTCCATGTGCGCGATCGGCGGGTAGTTCGCATTGATGCGCGTGATGCGCTCGGGCATCCAGTGCATCATGGTCTTGATCGTGGTGGTCTTGAGCTCGTTGTACGTGTTGCGCACCGCGAGCCAGCGGCTGGTCCGGGTGTTCCGATACACGTTCTGGTTGAACGCCCGGAGCAGGATCTCCATGGCCGCCATCGACGACTTGCCGCTGCCCACCGGTCCCATGACGCCGCGAACGAGCGAGTTGTCGTTGTGAAACTCGAGCGCAGTCGGCGTGGGGTTGTACACGACGACATCCGGGTCGTCGTCGACACTGGCCAGCAGCTGCTGGGTGCGAACTGCTTCGGCGACGGTCATTCGGGGGAGATGTCGAAGCCGACTGCGCGCAGTCCGGGTGACGGCTGCGCGTCGATGACGTCGAGCTGGTCCACCGTGATGGACTTCACCGGCAGCCCGGGGCCGAACTGGAACACGACTTGCGGCCCGGTGCGCACGGGTGCCGCCTCCTTGCCGATCGGCACCGGCTTCTCACGCAGCCGTCCGAGCTCCGCGCAGAATTTGATCAGGTCGACCTTGGTGCCCGGCGTGGTCGCCGGGTTGCGCATGATCGCCACGATGTCGCTGATGAATTCCTCCGACAGCGATTTCATGCGGTAGATGTAGCCCGCGTCGGCACCGAGCTCGCGCATCTCCTCGACGATCACCTGCATCTCGTGCTGGTAACCCTCGCTCTGGCGCACGCGCTCGTACTCGGCAGGGGTCAGGCCCCATTCCTCGAGCAGCACGGGCAGCGGTGACAGGCCAGTGGCGATCTCGCGGCAGAACTTGCCAAGCGTGGCGGGGGTGAGATTCATCGTCGCTCCGCTTGGCTATCGCTTCTTCCGCTTGCGCAGAATGCCGGTTTTCTTGTCGGCTTGGTTGAATTCCCGCGCTACCTTCGCCGAGGGACAGCTCGCGTACTTCGCGCCGTGCGCGCACGCGGCCATCAGCTTGGCTTGTTTGGTGGATTTCGACGGCATAACGGCGGTATAGCAGACTGCAGCGGCGCAGGCAAGAGCGTCGTGGGGTAGTAGCATGTAGTATGATTGTTGCGCGGCGGGGGGAGTTACGAATGGTAGCCCTTCTTTTTTGAGGCTCCAACGACACGACACCCCCTTGGTCCGGGTGCCCCCCGGCTCTCGCCCCCTCGCCCCGCCCGCCCAGCCCCCTCGCCCCGCCGCTGCTACAGGTACTCGAAATCGACCATATGCTACAATGTAATTGCGTGGCGGTCGCCGCGCCGCGAATCTGAGATTTCAGATTCGCGCAACCACGATGAGGGAATCATGAACGAAACCACCAGCAACAGCACCAAGCCCGCGAACGTCGTCGTCGAGATGATCCCGTTCACGTCCAAGCCCGCCAAGCCCACGATCGCCCGCGAGGCGACCGCCAGCGAATCCGCCGCATACTCGCTCGGGTTCGAATTGGGCGCGGAGCACGCGGAATCGCAGACTGCATGGGCGCAAGCCCTGCGCACCTGCAAGGCTCCGACCGACCGCAAGGCGTTGCGCGCGGGCTTCGTCGCCGGATACGCGCCCTTCTGCGGCAGCGTCAAGAGCGCCCAGAACAGGTTCGATTACTTGGCGCGGATGTTCTCGCCCCACACTTCGCGCAAGGCGAAGTCGAACGCGAAGAAGGCGAAGGCGAAGGGCGGTCGTCCGGAAAAGACCAAGGCGACGAAGGCCGTCATGTCCGAAAAGACGATGGCACGCAACATCACGGCGGCCCTTGGGTACATCGCCAAGATGCAGGAGAAGTTTCTGGGCGATGACGACGTGATGCCGGTCCTCGGCAAGATCGCCAGCATCCTGTCCGCGAAGTAGCAACACTGCCCCGCAGGCGCAATGCCTGCGGGGCTTTTTCTTTGCCCGTCACCCGCGAATCTGAATTTTCAGATTCGATCCTGCTACACATACACTCCTTCTGTGGGGTTGCCAGTAGCCCGGAGAATCCCCGCAACAAATCCCCTTTAGAATCAGCATTCTGCAGCGCAGTGGCGTGCGTGGGCACCGTCGTGTGCACATATGTACGCACACTGCATTCTGACAAGTCTTTGTTTCGGCACGCAATCCCGCATAATTTGGGAGGTACTACTACTACTTTTAAAATGTTTATAAATAATTATATGGGTAAAGTTTTTGAAAATTTTTCTTTCGCGTAATTACGAAATAGCTCCACGATAATCACGCGTATTAGGGGGTACCTTTTTTTGCGAGCGTGACTGTTCCCTCATCCGCTTCGCCCACGTAATCCCGCTTTCTTCTGCCGCATCAACGTGTTGTCAGAACCACATTCTCTGCATCCTGTTCGCACGCTCCCTTGACTTCCCGCCAGCACCATATAGAATGCGGATTTCGCAGGAAAATTTCGACCTACCCCATCAGCCCGACCAACCACCCCCTCGTACACTTCGCACCACATATCGGAGAAAATAAATGCCGCTCACGCCGAAAGACCAATCCGAAATTGCCGCTCGCCGTTCGATCAACGTGCAAACACGCGCCATGCGGCGCGCAATGATTGCCGATGCGCGCATCGAGGCACGTAATTCCGCCGTGCAACCACGCCCCCGGCAACTACGTTGCGCACCTACCCCGCCCCACACATACACACATCCGTTGACCGGCGAGACATACGTATTCCGTTTCCGCCGCGATCGTGTCAATAGCTACCCCGCAGTGCAGTTCTCCCACGCCACGAGCGTGCCGCATCTGGCCGGGCGCGTCATCCCGTTGCGGGCCACCGTGCACAGTGCCCGGGCGTTGCGCGAACTCGTCCGACTGGCGCGCATCCTGCTGGCGTTCGCCGAGTGGGACACGACCACCACCTGCACCTACGAGCGCACTGCGCGGCGGTTCCACTACGCGCGCAGTCAGTGGCGCATGGTCAACGGGCAGCCGCTAGACCCGCTGCGCACGCTGGTCGACCCGCTTGCACTCACCGTGCACACCACCACGCTCACGCCCGACACGCTTGCACTCAGCACCAGTGCCCGGGCCGAGCGCCCGCTCACTACGATCCGCCAGCTGCTGGATGAGGCGGGCGACCACATGGAGATGCTGGCCCAGCCGCGGCTGTGCCCACGGGGCAAGGGTGCCGTGACCAACCCGGCCACCGCACGCGCAGCGCGCCAGCTTGAGGACGCAGGCATGGGCGTGGTGGTGCGGGATCCGACTCGGGACATGGCGCTCGACCCGTGGCGGGCCACTCGGCGCAAGCGACTAGGTGAGGCGCTGCGGGCGGCGGCGACGGTGCGCAGCGGAGCGGATGCCCTGCGCTCGTGTCTGACGTTGAGCGCGGCCGGGCTGGTGACGGGACGGCCCACGCGTGGGCTCACCGCCGACGAGCAGACGCTGATCTCCGAGGTGTATCGGGCGTGGCTCGAGCAGGCGCAGCGCGTGGTCGACTGGGTGCAGCACGAGCGCCAGCTGCTGGCAGCCAGCGTGCAGGAGTAGGTGTAGTAGGGGGGAGTTTCCTTGACATTAGGTACCACCTATGGTATAATGTAGGGGTCGGTGGAAGAAGGGCTTGGCGAGGTGAATCTGAAATTTCAGATTGGCCCGCCGGGTAACTGTCCACACGGCGAGCAGGCGGGGATGTGAGTGGCGGCGTGTTGAAGCCGGATCGACCGGGCCAGCACGAGACTAGCAGCACGTCGACCAACTCCCCCGCGTTCGGGTTAGGGCCCGCTCGCCGGGCCTCGTGCGTGAGCCGAGGCAACCCGCAGCCGAGGGACGGTCGGGCTGCGTTACCAAATAATGAGCCGAGGCAATGGCGATAGCCGTGCCGTGGGTGTAATGCCGTGAGGCATGACCGCAAGCTCCCCGCTCCGTGTTCCCTGCCAGCCCATGCGTGGGCGTGTGCGCGGTCGCGTGAGTGCAGCACCCACACACGGACGAGAGCATTGCTGCGCACACGCACGTCGTCAGCACGGGACGGGCGGGCGTGCGTCCCGGTACACGGTGCGCCCGTAGTGGCGTGGCATGGTGCTAGCAACACCTAAACCACGCGAAACGCGAGCGGTAGAATCCGTTACTCCGGCCCGGTTCGGGGGCATGGCGCGTGGTGACGCACGCGCCGATGTGCAGAGCGTGGCTGCCACTCGTGCGTCCGCACGATGCAGCACAAAACCCTCCATGCAAGACCACAAACGGTAACTAAACCCAGCATCATCTTATCGACAGCCACTCGCACGCACGCCCATGTTGCGCGTTCCGTGCCCAAGCGTGCTGCGCCTTCGGCTGTCGTGCGTCATCGTCCCTCGGGTGTGAGCCGCGGGCACTTTCTACTGCGCATTCGTTGAATCTGAATCCGTCAGATTCGGAGTGTGCAGTAATCAAGTGCGAAGCAAAAGGAGAAGATCATGACCAAGAAGCAAGACGCCCCGCCCAAGCCCGTCAACCCGCTCGGTCGGGGGTACAACAGGCAGCGCACGCTCGACAACAAGGACCGGCGCATGGCGAAGGATGCCCGGTGCAAGGCCAAGGCCAAGGCGCGCAAGCAGAAGTGGACGGCGCAGCAGCGCGAGTTGCATGCGGCGCTCCTGACGTGGACGCAGCACACCGCTGTCGTGCACCTGCGGCGCTACTTCAAGCGACACCCGCAGGGTGCGATCACGTTTGCGGGGGTGGAGTACGGCCCCGGCGTGTTGATGCTCGACGTCAAGGGGTAAACCATGAGACTGCATCCGCAACACGGACTGAACCCCACCATCCCGGTGTGCTGGTGGTGCGGCAAGGAG